ATCCGCCACCGGCGGCACTTCGGCGGTTCGCCCCGCGCCGGTTCCCGTCGCTCGGTTCAGGCCTCTTTTTCTCACGCAGAAAAAACACAAGCAGAAATCTGCTTGTGGAAATTGAGCGTCTGAGAAGGAAACATCAGAATTTTCCCTCGCAAACATTGTCGCAATACGCCCTTGGAGCGGGTGTATTGTTCTGTGTTTGCTCACCTCACCGCCTCGCTTTATCCGCCACCGGCGGCACTTCGGCGGTTCGCCCCGCGCCGGTTCCCGTCGCTCGGTTCAGGTCTCTTTTTCTCACGTAGAAAAAAACACAAGCAGAAATCTGCTTGTGCTTTTTTGGCGGAGAAGGAGAGACTCGAACTCTCGCGCCGGTTACCCGACCTACGCCCTTAGCAGGGGCGCCTCGTCACCAACTTGAGTACTTCTCCATGATGGTAGCGTTAATGATTTCTATATGAAATTTCTCCGATTATTGAAATGGCGGAGAGAGTGGGATTCGAACCCACGGTACCCGGAGGTACGACGGTTTTCAAGACCGTTCCGTTATGACCACTTCGGTATCTCTCCGTAAACTGCTTCAATATTCTATCACATCAATCCGGATATGTCAATAGTTAAAAAAATTTTTTATAAATTCGTTGGTTTCATCGGCTTTTTTTGAACATCCAGTCAAGAACATACTGAATATATTCATCCCAGAATTCCCAACAATGAACGCCCTTGGATTCCCTATAGCAAAGGTCATAGCCGAGTGAATTGAGCTTATCTCTGAAATCAACATTTTCTTTATAGAGAAAATCCTCCGTGCCGCAACCCATAAAAATTCTCGGCTTGTCGGGATTATTCTTGCGGTCTTCTGCAAGAAAATACAGGTTATCTTCATCGGGAACAGGACTGTCAGCTCCGAAAATTGAATTATAGATGTCATCCCCGAAGTGTCTTCCCATATTGATTGCCGACGAAAGACCTGCACAGGCACAGAAATTATCGCAGTTTCTCAATCCGATTTTAAGAGCACCATAGCCGCCCATTGAAAGACCTGCAACGAAATTATCTTCTCTTTCCGTTGAAAGAGCAAAGAATTCGTTCATTCTCTGCGGAAGCTCTCCGGCAATGAATTGATAATATTTCATTCCGTATTTCATATCGCAGTAAAAGCTTTTGTGTGCACAGGGCATGATGACCGCAATTCCGTATTCGGCGGCATATCTTTCAATTGAGGTTCTGCGCAGCCATATTGAATGGTCGTCGCTCAGACCGTGGAGCAGATAAAGATTTTTGCATTTATCCTTTTTGACGGCTGTGTTAACTCCGATTTCGCCGTTGAGATTCTTCTGCGGAAGCACAACATAAACCTCTGTCTGCATTCCGAGAGCTTCGCTGAAAAATTTTATATTACATAATGCCATAGTCTTATCTTCCTTATCTGTTGCGTTTTTGCTTTACCGCTGTCTGACAGCTTGATTATAGCTTATGCAGAATTATTTTGCAAGTTTTTTGAGAAAACAAAAATAACTGTTGAAAAGAATCCGCCTTAATGCTATTATCAAGAAAAGAAGAATTTGAGAGGTTTTCAACATGAAGAGCTTTTTTGATATTTCGTCATTCGTTGATAAAAATGAAAGAGTATTCTGCTATCGCTCGGGAACGGCTGTGCTTGAAGAATCCTTTGAAGACGGAATTCTTTATTCCGCAGGCAACAATTCCGCAGGCTATCCGCTGAATGTTCTGAGCAACTGCAACACAAGGCTCAATCCGTATGAATTTGCAGAGCCGTTCAGCTTCAATGCCGTTATTGACGGCGAGGATGCTTGCAAGGGTCTTTCATTTGAAGCCTTTGAGGCTTCAGAGGACGGAACACACGCAGAAGCGGTTTTTCTTTCTGCCGATAAAGAAATTGAATTCAGAATTCATACGCTTGTTGACGGCAGCAATGTTTTTACGAGATATATTGAAATCAAAAATCTTTCGGAAGGTCCGAAGAAAATTTCAAAGCTTGTCCTTCACGGCGGTGGTCTTGAAAAGACGGAGTTCGGAAGCGTGTCATGGCTTGATAACGAAAACGAAAAGAATGTTTATGATATAGGATATTTCAGAAATGACGACTGGGGAAGAGAAGGAGAATTCGATTTTTCTCCTTTGCAGGCAGGCACAACCTGCGTTGACTGCAAATTCGGAGCATCAAGATTCCGCCATCCGTCTGTTTTTATCAGGAACAATCTTTCGGGAAAAATGTTCAATATTCAATGCGGTTGGAGCGGCGGAGTAAGATTCAGCTTCAACAATGCTTCGAGGTCATCCTGCGGATTTTCAGCTCTTTCTTATTCGGTTGAGCTGACGGGCTATGCTCCGCTGTATATTCTTGAAGCAGGTGAGGTGTTTGTTTCTCCGGAAATCCATTTCTGCATTGTTCACGGTGACCTTGACAAAGCTGTCAATGAATCAATAAAACACATCCGAAAAAGTGTTCTGCCCTCGGCTGTTGACCTTGCTGTCGGCGGCGGAATGGGTGCGGAGCACGATATGTCGGTTGAAACATCCATTTCCTTTGCTAAACAGCTTCACGACATGGGAGCGGAAATTTTCATCATTGATGCAGGTTGGGTTTGCCCCCCTCATAAAGAGATGGAATGGTATGCGTATAACGGAATAAATCGCATCAACGAGGAACGCTATCCCGATAACGGACTTATGCGGATAAGGGATTATTGCCATAGCATCGGCATGAAATTCGCAATGTGGATGGAGCCGGAAAGATACGGCGATAAGAGCGGAATAAAGGAGAAGCATCCTGAATGGGTTGGCAGAAATCTTTTCGGCGGCAGAACGGAGGGCTATCTTGATTTTTCAAATCCCGAGGTTGTTGAATGGGCTGAAAGCGAAATTTCATATGTCATTGAAGCCTACGGACTTGAACTGCTGAGAATAGATTATAATGTCAACGGCACGGACTGCTTCGGCTTCAACAGGAATGACGAATGTATTGCTCTCAGACATTATTCCAATATTGCAAAAATGTACGGAAGGCTCAAGGCAAAATATCCCGATGTTGTGTTTGAAAACTGTGCAGGCGGAGGTGGAAGAACCGACCTTGGCTTTATGAAGAATTTCAATCATACATGGGTCAGCGATAATCAGGTTATGCCACGAAGCACCGAAATCACAAACGGCATGACGATGGCTTTGCCGCCCGAAAGAGTTGACAGACTTTTTGCAGGGATGGGATGCCATAATCTCGGCGATATGAAGTCTCATCTGCGAAACACTATGCTCTGCCATATGTCGCTGAATGTTATTTCTCCTGCAATTCTTGAGCCGAACAGCGATATGATGGGATTCATCGGAAGAAGCGTTGAGCTTTATAAGAATGAAATCAGAAGCATTCTGCCCGAATGCCTTGTTTATCATCACACTCCGACGAGAAAGGATATTGTTGAAAAAGGCTTCACCTGTCTTGAAATTGCACTTCCGAATGCCGAAAAAGGATTTTTCACCGTTTTCTCTGCACCGAAAAGCGGAAGAGCCGAAATTGTTATCAGACCGAGAGGAATATCCGAGGGCAGAAAATACAGAGTATATCTTGATAATTCGGGGGTTGAATTTGAAGCGAACGGCAGAGAGCTTGCGGCAGACGGCATAAGAATAAAGCTTGATTCAGCTCTCAGCTCCGAGCTTGTAGGTTATACGGCTGAATAAAATTACTCCTGTGTTTTAGCCTCAACTTTCCGTGAGGAGCAAAAAAAGAGAAATCACCTTGCGGCAATTTCTCTTTCTGGCGGAGAGTTAGGGATTCGACTCGCACGCCTGCGGGCGTTTGGTCGTCGGCGGTCACAACAGTCCACCGGACTGTTGCTCTGTACCGCCTCTCCTTCGAATCCCTATAAAAAAAGAGAAATCACCTTGCGGCAATTTCTCTTTCTGGCGGGGCAGAGTGAGCGAAATTTGAACACAAATTCTCTCCGTTTACAACTGCATTTTCAGCTATTTTATGTGTAATTTTGCTTTTGCTTCCGCTGAAATTTAAGCACAAAAGCAAATCACCATTGTCATATAAGTATGCAGCCTTCAAAAATGTATCAACCAAGAATATTCTCCAAGCAATGTCTGATGTATCGCCGTTTCTGAAACGCTCCAAAAAATATACAACAGTATCACGCTCCAGTATTGGCTCTTTTATCATCTCCTTTGCAATGCTCTTTTGTAAAACAGATTTCTCTGCTTCCAATTCTATAAGGTGGCTTTTTATACTATCAGTAACAAGGCCGCTATCAATGACAGCCATATTATTCTGTATGGCATTTTCTATTTGCTTTAGCTTAATTTCAAGACCGTGTAATTCGGTCTTTTTTTGTTCGCTCTCTTGCCATACCATAAAACGGTCAGCAAATTCCTGAATTATATTATCATCGTTTGCTATTTGAGCAAGACGGTCAACTATTATATTCTCTATCCAGTCCTTTGGAGCTCGCTCTTTATTGCATTTTTTCTTTCTTCGATTATTGCAAGTGTAATAGGAATATACTTTGCCGGTTTTACTGGTTCCTCCGTCCCCTGTCATCGGCTCTCCACAATGACCACAAAAGAGCTTACCCGACAGAAGAAAACCGCCGTCTATTTTTTTTGCCGCTGGCTGTTCATGATGTTTTTGAATCATCTTTTGAACCTTCTCAAACAATTCTTTACTTACAATAGGAGGAATACCGTTTTCATCAATTATATCTGCATAGTGATAAATTCCACAGTATTTTTGATTTTTAAGTATTGACCGAAGTGAATTTTTTTTAAACTGCACTCCACGAAGAGTACGAAATCCATCTTCGTTTAAACCCTTACAAATTTCAACAGAGGGTTTTCCTGCTGCATATTCCTCAAATATGCGTTTAACAACAGGAGCTGTAGCGGGATCCAATTCATATCTACCATCTGGAGCTGTCCTCAAGCCATATGCACTCTGGCCAAGAGTTTTGCGCTTCATAGCAGAATCGTATAATCCTCGTTTTACATTTTGACTGAGATTTGCAGAGTAATATTCTGCATATCCCTCCATTACGCTCTCCAATATTATGCCTTCGGGGCCATCAGGAATGCTCTCTTTGGCGTAAAGGACACGAACGCCATTCTGCTTTAATTTGGCTTTATAAATAGCTGAATCATAACGATTACGAGCAAAACGGTCGTTTTTCCATGTTATTACGGTTGAAAATTGACCTTTTGCAGAATCACGAATCATCCGCTGGAACTCCGGTCTCTTGTCTGATGTCCCGGTCAATGCGTGGTCGCAGTATTCACCAATAACATTAAGGTCATATCTATTCGCAAAAGCTTTACATTCACGAATCTGACCCTCAATAGATTCTTCCCTTTGACCGCTTGATGAAAAGCGAGCGTATATTACAGCGTTTTCTTTGTTTACCATAAAACAACTACCTTTTAGTTTTATTCTGACAGCAAAATCAATTTTAGTTATTTTCTATATCAATGCCTCTTTCGAGCATTTTAGCACGAAGTGTTTGATAATTCTTGGTGTTCTTATTTTGCATATTTGCAAATCCAGTTATTGATTTTGGTGCAATTTCCGGCAAATTCTCACAAATGAGACGATATGCTTTTTCTCTTTTTCCTTTTTTTCGTGCCTTTTCTTCAAAGCCAACATACATATTAAGTCGAATGCTTTGCCGTTCTTTCCAGTCTGTATAGCTTTCTACTTCTGTTGGAGTTCTATCATCAACAAAAGGACGATTGCTGTATGTTATCGCTTCTTCTCCTGTATATGAAATTGAGTTTCCGCTTTCGTCAACCCCTGCAAATATGTGAAAATAATCTAAACAAGGAGTTATAGAGCACATACATTCATCATTAAACTTTCCGTTTTTTATAGCATATTTGGGGATTTTAGGAAATCTTTTGTCTTTGCCGGAAACAGAATATATTCTTGCTCTGTGCTTTGCACAATCCTCAGATGCACTGTAATGATAACCAACCTGTAAATAATCGCTTCTCGTTTTTTTCAAGAATTGTAAATGTAGCTTAATTTGATTTTTCGGCAATTCTGAAATTAGCTTGTCTCTTTTTTTTATCAATTTTCTTATGTGTACGCAGTATTCTTCTGCTTCGCTATCGTAATCAAAAGAATACAATAATTCGACATAGCTTATGAATATATTCGGTTCCCAAAAAAGGAGATGTCTTTCAGCTATATCCAACGCTTTGCGATAAACAAGCAGTGCTTGTTTGGTATATCCGAGCTTCAATAAGCTGCTTGCAGAAAATCGCAAATCATTATCTAATCGGCCGACCGAGGTCCCGTTTTCTTCAATCGTTATTGAAGTATTAATCTTTAAAATATTATCTTCGTTCAACAAATCAATATCCCGGCCGTCAATGTTTATCAACCGTTCTTCGTATAGGTAATCTTTTTCACAATTGTAATCCGGTCTGAAAAAATTATTGGTTCTTAAGTCTAAAATATTAACATATTTTCCGCTTTTATAAAAAACACGATAGTCATTATTCATATCATAATTCTCTCTATTGTAATCGGAAATAAAAAATATCGGCAAAATGTTATAGTATAACAATTCAATGATTTTTTTTAGCTTTTTGATAATATTTTTTTTGCCGCTCAAAAAGAAAGGAATGGTAATAATTATGGAGAAAACAAATGTTGAAAAGGTGTTGGAGCTACTTAAATCATTGGATGACAAATCCAAAAAACAATTTATTACTTATTTGAAGTCTCTGCAAGAAAGCGAAGATAATCAAGAGCCTGGCCCCTCTTTTCCGGCGAAAGAGACAAATATAACTCAATAATACGAAAATCATCATCTGAAAGATCGCTCATTTGGGCGGCTTGTATTTTTTCTATAACATTATTTTCGGGAGTTCTTCCCATTGGAACATCAAACCCCATAAGCCATGCTTCAGAAACATTAAGAGCAGATGCAATTAAAAATACTCTATCTTGCTTTGGTTCAAAGCTTCCGCTGATATATTGAGATATTGCAGATTTGGGTATCTTGGTAATACGGCATAGTTCAGATTGTTTCATGTTGCGGATTTCCAAGCCCTTTTTTAAGCGTGATGCACAAGTGTCTTTCATTATTCAACCCTTCTTTCGCAAATATATTATCATAAAAGTTTAGAAAAAACAACACAAAATTGCCGAAAATCATAAAAAAGTTTAGAAAATCTTAAACGCAGTGTTGACAAGGGAAAAAAGGTGTGGTATTATAAGTTCAGAAAATCTAAACAGGGAGGTGAGAAAAATGGAGTTCAATTACGACAAACTTTTGGGAAGAATGAAAGAAAAGCACTATTCTCAGAAAGAATTGGCAAATGCCATTGGTAATGCAGAGGCATCATTGTCGCTAAAGCTCAATAATAAAGCAAAATTTAAGCAGTCCGAAATATCCAAAATATGCATTTTGCTTGAAATTGATGATAGCGATATTGGTGCTTATTTTTTTACCAAAAGCGTTCAGGAAAACTAAACTTGCAACGCTCAATGACTAATCCAAATAAATAACAATATAAAAAGGGGGATAGATAACATTGCAAGACAACCCCAAAATCAACGAATCGGATATTCCCGATGAAGTATATCAAACAGGATGTCGGGTTCTTGCATCAAGCATACGCCTTTTATTTGAAAAGCCAGGTACTCGTGAAGACTACGAAAACTGGAAAGCAAAACGCTATCAAGGAAAGGAGAGCATTACAGATGTTAAAGTTCAAACTGAAAAACGGCTTAACTGTGTATAAGACTACAGCCATAGAAATCTGTAGTATCGGCGGCTTTGGCATTTGCGATGAATGCGGAGAACATTCTAACGAAGGCTATCTCATCCCGGTTCTTAACCGTTGGATGTGTAGCAAATGCTACGAGGACTGGAAAAGCTACTGTAAGCATTACCCCGAAGATGACCGCATTGAAGCAAGAAACAGCGAATACTACGAAAAACTTATCCCGTTTGAAGAATCATGCTACGAATTATAGAAAGGAGAAATTCAGATGTTACCCGGAAAAAACATTCAGGAACTTGCAACTGAAATCCAGCGGCAGCAGAAAGCAAAAAAAGATTACCTTGCTGACACGGATGCAATGCGAATGGTTGAGGGCGAATACGGAGTTGGTTTTCAGTTGGACGGGCTTGGCCGAACATTCGGAATTAACGAAGTTGCCCACTCACAAATCGGACAGTATCTTGAAATACCCACAAAATACTACGAGAAAATGAGAGAGAGCAGTCCTGGCTTGCTGACGAAAAATGTCAACCATTGGTTACATAATCCACTGACACCCGAAAGAAGAATGGTGCGTACCCTTGATGGAAATGTAAGAGCTTTCTTATCTGATAGATACAGGCGTATTGATAATGCAGAAGTTGCCGAAACGGTACTTCCGATTATCTCACAGATGGATGGAGCAGAAATTAAAAGTTGTGAAATCACAGAAACGAAAATGTATATAAAAGTCGTAAATCCTCGAATTCAAACCGAAGTTCGTATTGGTGATGTGGTTCAGTCAGGCCTTATTATCAGCAATTCAGAAGTCGGACGTGGAAGCGTAAGCGTTAGTCCTCTTATATACCGTTTGGTATGTAAAAACGGAATGGTAGCACAAGACGGCAATGTTCGCAAAAATCATATTGGAAGAATAAACGATATGGATTTTGATATGAGCATTATGCGCAATGACACCATAGAAGCCGATGACCGTGCTTTTCTTCTTAAAGTCAGAGACGCCGTGAATGCGGCAGCGAATCAGTCTATATTTGAAACAATAGTTGACAAAATGAGAGAAGCGGCAAACGCAAAAATTGAACCTATCACCGTTCCGAAGGTGATGGAACTCACATCTAAGCAATTCGGCATTTCCATAAATGAGAATGAGGGCGTTCTCGGACATCTGATCGCCGGTGGAGACCTTTCGTTATATGGCGTAGCAAATGCGGTTACTCGTTACGCCCAGGATGTTAAAAGCTACGATAGATCCACCGAACTGGAAGCTACAGGCTACAGAGTGCTTACTATGTCGCCGGCATTATGGCATTCGATCTTATCCTCGGCAAGAAAGGAAGTGTTGTGAAGTGAAATACAGGGAGTGCCCGGATTGTGGTGCAAACCTTGACTTCGGAGAAATTTGCGATTGCAAAAAAGAAGGACTGCCCCGCGGCAACGGGAACAGTCCGGATGTGTCGAGTAGCGAACTTGAACACAATTCTATTTTACCGCAGAAAAAACAATCTGTCAATACATTGAGAGAACTGCGAATCTCGAAAAATCTGTCTGCAAAAGAAATGGTAGATACCGTAAAGGTTCTTTTTCCAAAGTATGACAAAATGCTCCAAAGCAAATGCGAACATGGAGAAGAATATGGCATTGATTTGAAATCAAAAGCATTGGATGCCCTTCTTGAAAAATACGCTCCTGAGCTTCTTGAAAAAGAACGACACAGGCGAAACGGTTGTCATCGCTTAAAATGCCAGGTTGCTTGCAGACTCGAAGACGATGAATATGCAGAACTTATCAAAGCGGTCAAGGATGACGGATTTGACACAATGCAGTCATGGCTTACATTCAGCATAAGAAAATATCTTAAATCAAAAAAGAAGGAGAAATAATCATGTACATTAACCCGTTTGTAGCAGGCATAATCGCTTGTGTTCTTGGAGAAGAAATCATATTGGGAATTGTGGCGATAGTTTCCACCATAGTAAAAAGAGCAAAGAATGCCGCCAAATATCCGAAGAATAAGAGGTAAAGAAAATGTTTGATACATCAAAAGCAATAACCGCTCAGAAAAAATATTGCGAGGAAAAAGGCATTCCGAATTTTGCACCGGCTTTCGATGGAAAATGCTACCGTTGCAACAGAAACATTTACAGCCCGTACACACATCTTGACGGAAGAGTAACCGGAATCAGCGTTGAGCAGGCAGAAGCTTCGCTGGTTACAGGATGTCCCCACTGCAATTATTCATTTGTTGATTAAAAGGAGAAATTATGAACGAACAAATTGAAACTGTTGAAGAAATAAAAGGTGAAGAACTGATAATTGTTAAGCAGCTCCCGGTTATTGAAGAACAGTTAATGGCAATCAAAGAGCGGTTCTCGGAAGAAGCTGAGACTGCTATGGCGTTAGCCTGTACGGCAGATACTCTGCAGATAGTAAAGAAAAAGAGAGCGGAGCTTACCAAAATCTATAACGCACTTGAAGCAAAAAGGAAAGAAGCGAAAAAAGCAATTTTGGCTCCTTATGATGCGTTTGAAAAGATTTATAAGGAGTGCGTAACCGAAATTTATACGCCTTGTGACAAGAAGCTGGCAGTTAAGATTCACGATGTTGAGGAAAGTCTGAAAGAAGAAAAAAGAGCAGAAGCAGAAGCGTTTTATCTTGAATACTGCCAGAGCAAACAAATTGACTTTGTCCCGTTTGAGCGCATGGGACTGAACATCACCCTTAACATAAGCAAAAAGGCAATGAGGGAACAGATAACGGCCTTTGTCGACAAGGTAAGTGATGAAGTTGAACTCATTAAGGTTCAGGAACATCCGGAAGAAGTTTTCGTTGAATACAAGGCTTCGCTGAATGTTGCTCAGGCGATTACTACGGTTGCCAACCGTCACAAAGCAATCGAAAAAGAAAAACTCATTATCGAAAAGAATGAGGAAATTAAAAGAGAGCGTGAGAGAAGTGCAAATACCGTTTTGGAAACTTCTGAATTGCTTTCACCTCCGAAGGTCGAAACGGCAGAACAGCCCGAAGTAGAGAAGAAATACAGAGTATCATTTTCTGTTGTGGGGACAATGCAGCAGATTAAGACCTTAAAAGAATTTTTGGTGAATGGAGAGTATGAATATGAACAGCAGTAATGTTCCGCAGAAGCCCAAGTTTTCTGTTGCTATTGCAACGCCAAGTTATCAAACACTTATCCGTAATACACTCGGTGATCCCGACAGAGCCAAAAGATTTGTTGCAACAATAACGTCTGCCGTTGCCGTTAATCCTCTGCTTCAGGAATGCGATGCAGGTACAATTCTTGCGGGAGCTCTCCTGGGAGAAAGCCTGAACTTATCGCCGTCCCCTCAGCTTGGCCAGTTTTATCTTGTGCCATTTGACTGCAAGGTAAAAGGTCCCGATGGGAAAACGCTGTGGTTGACTGATGAGAGCGGAAATAAGGTTAAAGACGAAAAAGGCAAATGGATAGCTGTTTCCGAAAAAAAGGCTCAGTTTGTTCTCGGATATAAAGGTTATATTCAGCTTGCACTGAGAAGCGGATATTACAAATGCCTCAATGTTATCGAAGTAAAAGAGGGAGAATTTGTTAAATATAACCCCTTTACAGAAGAATTTGAGGCACAGTGGATTGAAGATGATGTTGAAAGGGAATCCGCAAAAACAATCGGTTACGCAGCTCGGTTTGAGTATATCAACGGCTATCAGAAACTCCTTTACTGGACAAAAGATAAAATGATGGCACACGCTGACCGTTATTCTCCCGCTTTTTCTTCGGAAGCGTATTCGAGAATGCTTAATGGCGAAATTCCAGATACGGAAATGTGGAAATATTCATCATTCTGGTATAAGGATTTCGATGAAATGGCAAAAAAGACCATGCTTCGTCAGCTCATAAGTAAATGGGGTGTTATGTCAACCGAACTCCAGAATGCCTTTGAAAAGGATTCCACAATGGTAAATGTTGATAGAGCCGGAAACATTTTCTCGGATGATTCAGAAGTATCTGAACAAAGCAACCCGGTCAGAGTGATTTCTCCTGGAACACAGATTCAGGCAGAAGCAATAGATGTGGTGGAAAAGATTGATTTGAACGATGTCTAAAATTCCATTCACAATCATTTCAACCGGCTCTATAGGAAATGCTGTTGTTATAAACACATCTATTTTAGTTGACTGCGGCGTGACATTTAAGGCTTTGGAGCCTTACTACAAGGATTTGAAATTGGTGTTATTAACTCATATACACACAGACCATTTTCAACCAACAACAATAAGGCTTTTGTCGAATAGGCGTCCTATGCTGCGCTTCGCTTGTTGCAAATGGTTAGTTAAGCCGTTAATTGATTGCGGTGTTCCAACCGAAAATATAGATGTGTTGGAATATGGGAAACTGTACAACTACGGTATATGCAATATCATTCCCATTCCCCTTTCTCACAATGTAGCAAACTGCGGATATAAGATTCATTTCCCCATTGGGAAAGTGATATATGCGACAGATACAAACAATCTTAACGGAATTACTGCTATTGATTACGATTTGTATTTAATCGAAGCCAACTACATTGATGAAGAGATTCAAGAAAAAATAAAGAAAAAAAAGGAAGAGGGCGTGTACATATACGAGCTCCAAGTCATTAAAAATCACCTTTCAAAATCCAAATGTGATGACTTTATTTACCGAAATATCGGGAAAAAGGGAGAGTATGTGTATATGCACTGCCATAGGGAAGAAGAATGATAGGACGACTTAAAGACTTGGCATTTAGCCGGAGCGGAGAACAGATTGTCACCATCACAGTAAAGTCTGATATGAGCGAATTGTTCGATGAGCTCAAAGATTACGATGTTGACATTGTAATTAAAAGACATAGGGAACGCCGGTCTTTGGACGCCAATGCATATTGCTGGGCCTTGTGCGGAAAAATCGCAGAAAAGCTTTCTGACGATGATGTAAAGAACAATAAAGATGCAGTGTACCGTGAGGCTATTCGGGAAATCGGGGTATATAAGGATTTCCCGAATATATCCCCAGAAGATGCCAAAACGCTTAGAACGGCGTGGAGTATGCTCGGCACTGGGTGGATAACAGAACAGGTAGATTACACTCAAAACGGTAATGTAATCATTCGCTGCTATTACGGTTCATCGTCATATAACACAAAGCAGATGTCAAGGCTTATAGATAACCTTATTCAAGACTGTGAAGCACTCGGCATTCCAACCGAAACACCCGAACAAATTGAAAAGATGAAATCATTGTGGGCAAGCGCCCCGCAGAAAGGATAATCAAAATGAAAGATTTACCCAACTCCGATAACATTATTGAAAACTTCAACGAGAAGTCAGACAACAGAGAGGCTTGTAAAAGCGAAATTATCATTCCGTTTAAGTCGACTATAAGAATTGAGCGTGACCGTTATGAAGATCTTGTTCGCAAGGAAACTTTACTCAGCGTTGTCATCAAGGCGGTAAGCCATGTCCACTATTCCTCTGACCTTGAAGAAATCATCAAATGGCTTTTATTCGAAGAGGACAGAGCAGCAGAAAAGGATGACGGTGAGGACAAATGAGCTTAAACCTTAACGAAGTTATTATCGGCGGCAGAATAGCCAATGACCTTGAGTTAAAAGTAACTCCAAGCGGCGTGAGTGTTACAACCTTTTCGGTCGCAGTTGACCGCAACATTAAATCTGCAGATGGCGAACGAATAACAGATTTTATAAATGTTGTGGCATGGCGCCAAACAGCAGAATTCATCACCAAATATTTCCGTAAAGGTTCAGCTATTTGTATCATAGGAAGTCTTCAGGTCCGGTCATGGACAGATAATAACGGCAACAAAAGATATGCAACAGAAGTTATTGCAGATAAAGCAAAATTTGTTGAAAGCAAATCGTCAGAACAGCCAACCAACTCACTGGATGTTACCGTTGAGCAGCCGAACTCATTTGAAGAAATACCTACCGATGATGATCTCCCATTTTGACAGAACAAGGACTGCCCCTCTTATGAGGGGTAGCCCGATACCGAAAGAAGGTGGATGAATGGCAGAAGTCAAATGGATAAAGATTGTTACGGAGATATTTGACAACCGAAAAATCCGGCAATTAGAAAGCCTACCTGACGGTGATTCGATTATAGTCATTTGGTTTAAGCTGTTATGTCTTGCCGGCAATGTTAATGATAACGGACTAATCTATTTTACACAAGAAATACCTTACACTGACCAAATGATGGCTTCTCAATTCAATCGTCCGCTCTCTACAGTTCAAATGGCTCTTTCTACTTTTCAAAAATTTGGAATGATAGAAGTTGTTGACGATATTCTGAAAATCTCGAATTGGGAAAAATATCAGAATGTCGACAAAATGAACGAGATACGAGAATACAACAGGCTCGCTCAGCAGCGGCGACGTCAGAGAATTGCCGCTCAAAACGCAAATTCGGATGATGTCAATGACAAGTCAATGACAAGTCAACCGTGTCAAGATACAGATTTAGATTCAGATTTAGATTCAGATTTAGATTCAGATTTAGATAAAGAGAAAGCGGAATATACTACAACTCCGCAAGCGAAGAGTTCCCGTTCTTGCCCTTTTTCCAAAATCAAAGATTTGTATCACAGTATTTGCGTATCTTTTCCTCGTATTGAAACGATAGACGGTAGCAGAAAGAGCGCAGTTGCGGCACGATGGAGAACATACAAAGACCTTGATAAGTTTGAAGAACTTTTCAGAATAGCAGAATCGTCCTCATTCCTCAAAGGAGAAAATGATAGAAATTGGTCTGCAGATTTTGATTGGATGATGAAGCCTACAAACTTCTCTAAAATTATCGAACACAAATACGATAAGAGAACAGAATCAAAGCCAACAGGGGTTTTGGGAACATTGGCGAAGATGTATGAAGAAGCAGGTGGAAACGATGACAGAACAGGAAACAGTTAAAATTATCACTTTAATTGTTATGAGTTATCCGGCTTCGGAAAGATTCAAAGATGAAAACATCATAAAAGCGATGGCCGCAATCTGGTCTAATGTTTTCAAAGACGATAAATACAGACTGGTCGAGCTCGCAGTACGTAAGCACATTTCTGTAAACAAATGGCCACCGAGCATTGCGGAAATACGGGAAATAATAACTGATATAATGCATCCCGAAATTGTACCGCCGGATGTTGCCTGGGCTGCTGTTTCGGATTTGATGTATGCCAAAGGAGAGTTTGTTAACCAAAGTTACTTATCTCTTCCACCTCTTATAAAGAGAACGATTGAGATAATCGGGTGGAGCAATTTGTATTCTCTTCATTGTGAGGGAGCAAGAGGCGGCAAATCCGGTCTTGACCGTGTCGCTTTTATGGACCAATACAAGCCGGCTTATGCACGAATGCGAGAACAAGCAACATTACCAGTTGCAGTAGTTGAAGCTTGCCACAAAGCAGAAATTGCTTATGGAGAAGACACAATTCGTATGCTTAACGCTGCTACACAGGAACGCATAGAAAAACAATCTTATTACGATAGGAATGCCAGATTCCTTAACACAAAACTTTTAGGAGGTAATTCAGATGATGACAAAGAATAACAGAACAAATCTTTTATTGGTTGCGGTAGTGATTATAACAATCACTTTAATAGCAACAATTTTTACCGCTTGCGGCTCAAAGGAAGATAATACAGAAAGTATCAGTCTTTCATCAGACGCTGTTTCAAAAACAGAAGAGGATTTCAGTTCCGCTATTTCAACTACATATGAAACATCGAATCCTTTTTCCACAAAGTACAATTTTACCACAGAAGAAGTCGAAGCTGTTGCAAAGGTGCTTTACTGTGAATGCCGAGGAGTAAAATCCGAAGCAGAAAAAGCAGCAGTTGTGTGGTGTATATGTAATCGTGTTGATAGTGAGGATAATTATTTCCCCGATACGATTATGGAAGTAATCACTCAGAAAAACGCCTTTTGCTTCACAGAAGATGTTCCTGTATATCCTGAACTGGAAGAACTTGCTGAGGATGTTTTAATCCGCTGGAATAACGAAAAAGCAGGTCAAAGAAATATCGGTCGAACAATACCGAAAGATTATATCTTCTTTGTAGGAAATGAAGATCACACACATAATCTTTTCACCAAAGAATGGCACGGAACAGACTATTGGGAATGGAGCTTGGCTAGTCCTTATGAAGATTAAATTTACAATAAGCGGCTCGCCGATTGGTTGGCAAAGAACAGGCTATAACCGATATACCGGAGCAAAATATACCCAGGAAAAGACACGAAATCACGAACAACATATAGCGTGGGAATACAGAAAGGTTTGCGGTAATTTTAGATTTCCAAAAGGAACGCCTTTAGAAATGGAAGTTTTTGCATTCCTTGAAATTCCGAAAAGCGAATCCAAGAAAAAAAAGAGCCAAATGTTATCCGGAGAAATACGTCCAATGGTTAAACCGGATTTTGATAACATCGGAAAGCTCATTGCTGATGCATTAAATAACATCGCATACGATGACGATAAGTGCATTGTGGATGGAATCGTAAGAAAATATTACTCGGATGTACCACGAACGGTTGTAATCCTTAGGGAAGCCACTTCCCTTATAGGAAACATAAAAAAGTAAATGCATTTCGCCAAGAGATGCGGAAGGAGTCAACATGGCTAACAATACAAAGAATAAAAGATGTCCGCTTCAAAACGAATGCGGCAAAAAGTGTGAATATGAATTTCACGAACTCGACTGTATTTACTATGCCAACAACGGCATAGGTGACAACACAATACCGGACCAGGAAAAACGCAGAAAGGTACTTGAAGAAGAGTTCGAAAAGGCTCTTTATGAAGAAGAAATCAGCGAATCAGAAACAGGCGGAATTGTATGGATTGATATTGACCGCCTGCACCCTCATCCTGACAATCCGAGAAAGAACCTCGGCGATTTAACCGAGCTTGCCGATAGTATAAGAGCAAAAGGGATTTTGCAGAATCTTACCGTAGTACGTGGGCACCGTTTCAGTGCAGATGAACGAAAAGCTCTGAATGATAAATACGAAAAAAGCCCGAACGAAAAACTCAGAATGTATATTAACAGCGGCGTAAGTCCTGATGATTATACGGTGATTATCGGACACAGGCGAACAGAAGCGGCAAGGATGGCCGGATTAAGAACTCTCCCCTGTGTAATTACCGAAATGACAGCAGCAGAACAGGTTCAGACAATGTTACTGGAGAATATGCAACGCTCTGATTTAACGGTCTATGAACAGGCTCAGGGATTCCAAATGATGTTCGATTTCGGAGATAGTTTTGATGACATTTCTGAAAAAACAGGATTTTCAAAAACTACTGTACGCCGTAGATTGAAAATGGCGGAGCTCGATACAGAAACTCTGAAAAATGTATCTGCGAGACAAATCTCTTTGCTTGAATTTGATAAGTTGTCGCAGATTGATGACATTGATAAAAGAAATGAGGTTCTTAAGGAAGCCGGAACAGCAAATTTTGAAAGAGCTGTCAAAAACGCACTTGATGAACAGGCAAGGAAAAAGTATGAGGTCGAATGGAGAGCCGAGCTTCTTGAACACGGCCTCAAAGAAATTGCCTATTCAGAAGCGTGGAGCGGAAATTACAGCCTTTGTGAAAAGTACTATGTTCAGCTTGGAACAGTCGGTGCCAAAGATTATGTGCTGACTGGAGATGAAGAATATTTTTCGTTCAATTATAACACCGTATACTTCCGCAAGACAAAAAAAGCAGAAGAAACGCAGAAAGAAATTGAGGAAAACAAAAAAAGAGAAGAAAGACGGATTATCAGAAAAAAACTTGAAGATGCCGCAGAGAGAGCCTATGAACTGCGCAAGGATTTTGTACTTGGAATGAGTAATGCCGAAGCAAAAGGAAAAATTGAAGCTCTCATTGAATTTGACATAAGAAACGATTGGGATTCTTCTGCATTAAACAACGGTTACTATTATAGCCAGCGTTACAATAAAAATGTTTTTGAACAAAAGGCAAGTGAAGCAGACAAAGGTTATTCGGCAATATCCGAAAAAGTAAAAGCTAATCCATATAAATTGTTGTTATTACATGTCTATGCAAGATTCTTTGATAACGAGAACAATGTAACCTTTGATTATAACGAGCAATTTGAAGAAAATCACAAATTAAACCTTATATATGAATTTCTTTCAAAAATGGGTTATGAACCGTCTGATGAAGAAAAGTCTCTTTTGGACGGGACAAATGAACTGTTTATAAGAGAAGAATCGCCCGATGACACAGATGAATATGTAGACGAAATGACAAAAGAAGACATTGCGGCTGCATTGGAAGAAAAGTATGAGGCGAGCGACTATGAATGAGATTGTTGAATACACAAAGGACGATGTCGGGTTTTACCCGACACCGCCCGAAATCGCCGAGAAAATGCTGTCAGGAATTAAATGGGGTGAAATTCACAGCATTTTGGAACCATCTGCCGGCAAAGGTGACATATTGAGAATATTAACCCAATATGAAGATGATTACCATTCAAAGGGCTTTGATGTTGACTGTATTGAAATAGATGCAAATTTGCGGCAAATTCTCAAGTACAATTTTTCGGAAGAACGCAAAAGAGCACTATGTCAACAAAGAAAAGAAATCACCGGGAAATATAAATATTGCGAACATCGTTTTAAGAGCGGTTGGCAGTATTACAACGATGCCGAAGGAAAGTATGTTTCCGTTCCTGATGATGACCTTGAAATACTTGAAGCCATTGACAAAGAAGAAAAATGCTTTTTTCAAAACGGAATACATATCGTACACGATGATTTTCTTAACTATACACCTTTTAAGACTTACGACCTTATTGTAATGAATCCACCATTTTCCAATGGTGATAGGCACTTGTTAAAAGCCTTAAAGATTCAAGAAAAAGGCGGAAACATTATTTGTTTACTCAATGCCGAAACGCTGAAAAACCCATACACAGATACACGCAGACAACTATTAAAAAAACTCGATGAGTACAACGCAATTATCGAATTCATTGAGCACGGGTTTATGTCAGCGGAGCGAAAAACCGATGTAGAAGTAGCTTTAATAAAAGTAAGCATAGAAGCTGTTCAAGAAGAAAGCGATATTTTCAACCGAATGAAAAAAGCTGAACAGGTAGAAGATTTTTACAAAGAAGCGACAGAGCTTGAAGTTTACGACTATATCAAAGCAGCAATAAGTCACTTTAATTGTGAAGTAAAATCAGGTCTTGAACTGATACGGCAATACAAAGCGTTGGCTCCGTATTTGCAAAATTCTTTTGATAAGGATTATAAAAGACCGATTTTAAGGCTTGTAAACCATTATGACCGCAGCTATGCGGATTGTGTTTCCGTCAATGATTTTCTTCAAGATGTTAGGTTGAAATATTGGAGAGCGTTGCTTTCTAATCAGAAATTTATCGGGCGGCTTACCGCCAAACTACAAAGCGAATACCAAGAAAAAGTTGAACAGTTGAAAAATTATGACTTTACCGAATTCAACATTATGACACTATCAGCAGAAATGAACGCACAAATCAAAGTCGGCATTGAAGATGCAATAATGGTAATGTTTGACCGTCTTACAGAAGAACACTCCTGGTACCCGGAAACACAAAAAAATCGCCATTATTATGACGGTTGGAAGACAAACAAAGCCCACAAGATAGATAAAAAAGCCATTATCCCCTGTTACGGTGTGTTCGATAGTTGGGATGGCAGACCACGCACATATAACGCTCGCGGTGTTATTCGAGATATAGAGAAAATCTTGAACTTTTTCGATGGTAGAATGAGCGCCGAAATTGAAGATGTAGAAAGAACGCTTGAAAGATATTTTAATCAAGGAATCACGAAAAAAGTCCCGTTCAAATTCTTTAATGCTACATTTTACAAAAAAGGAACGATACACATTGAATTCACTTGTCCTGAACTGATGGAGCGTTTCAACATTTATGTGGCACAAAGCAAGAAATGGCTCCCACCTTGTTACGGAAAGAAAAAGTATGCAGATTTAACCGAGGAAGAGAAAACCGTTATTGATAGTTTCCAAGGTGAGGAGGCATATAACGAAGTATTGCAAAGAACTGACTATTATTTATCACCGATTACAAGTAATCAGTTGCTATTGTTGGAGGCAACAGAATGAGAGAACTGTTTGTTGATAACTTTGCCGGTGGTGGCGGAGCTTCTACCGGAATTGAAATGGCCATAGGTCGAAGCGTTGATATTGCAATCAACCATGACAAAAATGCTATTGAAATGCACAAGGCGAATCATCCATTCACAAAGCACTATTGTGAAGATGTGTGGTCTGTTGACCCGGTAGAGGCGTGTTACGGCTATCCTGTGGCGTTAGCCTGGTTCTCACCCGACTGCACTCACTTTAGCCGTGCAAAGGGTGGAAAACCCGTTGATAAAAACATTCGTGGATTGGCGTGGGTATCGGTCAAATGGGCTTTTGCGGTCAGACCGAGAGTGATAATGATGGAAAATGTTCCCGAAATACAGACTTGGGGACCGCTCGGAGAAGATAACAAGCCAATCAAAGAAAGAAGCGGTGAAACCTTTGAGGGATTCGCTCTTGCATTGACAACAGGTATTCCGAAAAATCATCCCGCCTTTGCAGAAATGTGTGAGAGTCTGAAAGTGTCGGATGATTCAGATATTGCTTTAGCTTGTCAAAAAGGACTTGGCTATACGCTTGAATACAAAGTGCTTAAATCGTGTGATTATGGAGCTCCAACATCAAGAACTCGGTTTTATATGATAGCACGGCGTGACGGCAAGAAAATAGTGTGGCCGAAAGCGACACATGGACCGCAAAACAGCAAAGCTGTAAGAAATGGACAGCTGTTACCGTACCATACCGCAGCAGAATGCATTGATTGGAGTATTGAGGCAACAAGCATATTCGAGCGAAAAAAACCTCTTGCAGAAAATACTCTGAAAAGGATAGCACGAGGAATACAGAAATTCGTTATTGATAATCCTGAACCATTTATCGTTACCGTAAATCACGGTGGAGACACTTTCAGAGGACAAAGTATAAATAAGCCTCTTCAAACAGTTACTGCAAAGCACGGCTATGGAATAGTTACACCAACAATTATGTGTAACAACACGAACAACAACGGAGCGAGAGTAGATTCGCCGTTACCGACCATTACAACAGGGAATAGAAACTTTCTTGTTTCGCCTACTATTACGGCAATAGGTCAACAGTCCGGTGGGGATAGAACACGCTCGGCGAACGACCCGCTCTCAACCGTGGTAAGCAAAAATGAACATATCCTTGTTGCTCCAACATTGATTCAGTATCATTCCGAAACAGGAAACAGTGAAGTGCGAGGGCAAGAGATAGACGAGCCGTTGATGACACAGGACACGTCAAATAGGTATGCGTTATCTGTTGCCAGCATAATGAAGAATTACGGCGGTGGATATAAAGGCCATGGGAGCTCCGTTGATGACCCGATTGGGACAATAACTGCGAAAGACCATAACAGCCTGGTTACAGCTCACATCCTTATGCTGAGAAATAATCAATATGGGCAATCTCCGGCAGAGCCATTATCAACAATCGCTTGCAGTGGAGCACATCACGCAGAGGTTCAAGCGTTTCTGATGAAATACAACAGAACAGGCGGACCGAAAGATGCAAACAAACCTATTGATACAATCACCGCAAAAGACAGATTCGCAGTTGTTACTATCCACGGGGAAGAATACATAATCACCGATATTAAGATGCGTATGCTTCAACCGAGAGAATTATTCAATTGTCAAGGCTTCCCGGGCGATTACATTATTGACCTGAAAATCGGCGAACGAAATTATCCCAAAAGTGAACAGACTCGCAAATGCGGAAACGCCGTTACCCCGCAAGTCCCTGCAGCATTAGTCAGGGCTAATCTTCCGGAGTATTGCGAACTCAGGATAAGGGAGGCAATGTGATATGGCAGAAAGTATATGCCTTGTTGTTAACAATACAAAAGACAACGAATGCTCAAACTGTGGTCAGTGCTGTTCTGATTTGCTTCCTCTTTCTGAAAAAGAAGTGCAAACAATAAAAAAATACATTCGGCAAAAGCATATTAAGGAACAACGACATAATGTTGCTTTAGGTGTGGATTTAACTTGCCCGTTTCGTGATGAAGGTCAAAGAAAATGCTTGATATACGAAGTAAGGCCGGAAATATGCAGAGGCTTTATTTGTAATCAGAGCAAAGATGAAATAATAACTCGCAGAGACCAAATGCATGAAGAAAACCGTGTAGTGTTTATGAGAACAGAATTTTATGGCAACACAGAAGATAGTGATTGGTATAAATCAATGCTCTTAAAGGCTGTTGCAACGAGCGGAGAGGAGAAATTCAAATGAAAGCAATACTCAAATATCCAGGTGCGAAGTGGAGAATATCAGACTGGATTATATCTCACTTTCCCGAACACAAAGTATATCTTGAACCGTTCTTTGGCTCTGGCGGTGTGTTTTTCAATAAACAACCGTCTTACATAGAAACGATAAACGATATTAACGGAGAGGTTGTGAATCTGTTTCGGGTGTGCCGTGAGCACCCAAAAGAACTTGCAAGAGTAATAGAGCTTACGCCGTTTGCACGAGAAGAATTTCAAAACTGCAAAGATACGGTATATGACCCTGTTGAACAGGCAAGGAGAACGCTTGTACGGTATCATCAATCTTTCGGAACGTGCAATAGCAGTAAAAACAGTTGGAGAAATGTTCAAACATATGGTGGACCACGATGCGCAACGATGTGGAATGATTTACCTGAGAAAATAGTGTCGTGTTGTGAAAGATTAAAGAACGCACAAATTGAGAATACAGATGCAGTAACGTTAATTTCCCGGTATAACGATGAAAGAACATTGATATACTGCGACCCGCCGTATCTTAGAAGCATGAGAAAGCGGAATATGTACAAATACGAAATGGATGATTTCAAGCACGAAGAGCTGTTGCGAGTAATTGTTAAAAGTAAATCAAAGATAGTAATCAGTGGATATGATAACGAGATGTATAACGAATATTTGAAAGCTTGGAATACTGATTCAATAAATACCACTGCACAAATGGGATTGCAAAGAACAGAAAAAATATGGACAAACTTCTGAAAGGAGAACGGTGATGGAATTACATCCCGCCAAATGCAATATATGCGGTGGAGAAGTCGAATACATAAGAAACGATAAAATATATGGGCGCCCATTCGGCAGCGGTTTCTGCTACCGTTGCCGAAAGTGCGGTGCTTATGTTGGAACACACAGACCGAGACCAAAAGAAGCATTTGGGCTACTTGCAAATAACGAAATGCGAGAAATGAAAAAGAAGTGTCACGCACTTTTTGACACATTCTGGAGCACAAAAAAGCAGAGGCGTAAATGTTATAAGAAACTTGCCAAAGAAATGAATATACCAGTTTCAGAATGCCATTTCGGATATTTTGATATTGAGCAGTTAAACAAATCCTATGAAATAATTAAAGGATGGCGATGACATGAATAATTCATCTCAAAATGCTTACGATGCCAAAGAACAAATAAAAGAAATAATACAGACCGTTGAAAAAATACGTCTTACCGCTGAACCTATGCTTGACGCAGAAACAGATGATAAGTTGTCCGCAATTTGTGGTAAATATTGCAAAAATGGAAACAAATGCTGTTTCAAAGAAGGAGCCGAGCCGTGGATATGCGATAACTGGAAATGGATAGGAGAACCAGATGAAACCGATATATGAGCCAAAAGGTGCTGCCAAAGAATATGGAGATTTAGCCATAAACATTTATACGGGCTGCCCACATAGATGTTTTTACTGCTTTGCTCCCAAAGTGTTACGCAAAGACAAAGAAGAATTTCATTCAAAAGTTGAGCCACGAAAAAACATTGTGGAAGAAGTCAGAAAACAAATCGAGCGAGAACAGATAACAGGGAAACTCATTCATCTTTGTTTTACCTGTGACCCTTACCCTGCCGGATATGACAGTACACCGACACGAGAGATAATCAAAATTATCAAAAAGAGCGGGAACAATGTTCAGATACTTACCAAAGGTGACGGCAGCAGAGATTTTGACCTGCTTGATGGAAACGATTGGTATGGTATCACACTTGACGGAATTAAAAGCGATTTTCTTCCAAAGCGATTAAATGGTTTAGCAGAGGCACACATAAAAGGTATCAGCACCTGGGTATCATTTGAGCCGGTAACAAATGAAAGAGCGTTCTTTGTGGGCTTTCATTGTGTCGCAGGAATCGCTGATATAGTAAAAATCGGAAAGCTTAATTATTATCCGTCAAATATTGATTGGGCTGCATTCGGAGCAAAAGCCGAAAGTCTCTGCAAAGAGCTTGGTGTTAATTACTATATCAAAGATTCCTTGCAGAAAGAAATGAAAAAAGTGATTGAAAGGTGTACCTAAATGACCAGGAAAGAATTAAATGAAAAACTTGAAATTTGTGCTTATTCTTCATACGAATACAGCGAAACGGCAAGAGAAGCTCTTTTTGCACTGCAGAAAGATGACAGAAAGATTTTGTCTCTAAAGGAAAAGATAGAAACGCTTAAGGAAAGGCTGGCTATTGCAACCGCCAACAACAACCCCGAAGGCTCGAGCAAAGCTATATTCATAAAAAAGAAAGAGATGACCAACAGAATCTTTCACGGATTGCAGAACACTCCCTGCTGTTATTGCTTTCTTCACGATGATTGTATGAAGAGGTCGGATGAGGATTGCATAAATGCTATAACAAGATTTGTTGAAAAGGTGTAACAAAATCTGAAGATAAGGAGAAAGTTATGGGTTCAGGATTTATTGAAGTTACATGGCACGGAGCAAACGAAAAATCTCTTATAAACATAAATCAAATAGTGAGTGTTGATACGCAGAACGAATCCGCTTACTCGCCGGGTATGGCAAAGATATGGACAACTGACGGCAACAGCTGTGTCGTAGACCAGTCATATGATGAAATAAAAAATAAAATCGAGGAGGCGACATAATGAATAAGGAAGATTGTATATTTGTTCTTTTAATAACAGCGATGCTTGTGGAAATTATTTATTGCCGCTGGCTTACAAAAGTTGTTGATAATCTTGAACACGAGAACGCATTGCTTAAAAGAGGCAGATATGCAGGCAGGCATAAAATAGAATTGATTGTTCCTGAAAACATTGATTTTGGGCTATTTGCCGACAAGGTGTTAGGTGCTGTCAAACAATTTTATGAAGAAAGCGGGGAAAGCAATGGCTGAAAATATTGAGGCTCTTAAGGCGGCGTACCTTGATGAAAGCGTGGTATTCTCTGTTCCGGTCGATAATGATTTTGAAACAATCCTTATTTGTGCCGCAAGATACTCCTGTGGAAGACAAACATATATGCCGTCTATAGTAATCGACTATATCCGTTCGCTACTCGAAATTTTAAGCAAAACTACTCTTGATGTTCTTGAAAAAGATATTGCAAACGCCGGCAATTACGGAAACGAAACAATAGACAGACCAATGTGGATGCAGCTTCTAAATGATATTCGTGCTGAAATAAAGTCAAGGGAGATTAATAGATGAGTAACCAAGCAAAGTGCAAATTTTGCTCAAACGCTAATGGTGAGCGTAAAGACGAGAAAGGAAAAATACGTTGCACGAAACTTCACACATTTGTCGATCCGTGTTCGTCGTGCGAATACTTTAAGCATGAAGAACAAGACGGCTTCATTAAAATCCTTGTTGAGGATTTATATGATTGCTAAATGTGATAATTGTGTTTTTTCAAGCACCAAAAAGCCACTGGATAAAGATTATTAAATAAAGGATGGACATTTTAATGGCTTGCGAAAAATGCAGATTTCCAAAAGGAATTGAAATTAAGCCCAACGGCGTTGATTTGCTCGACCCTTGCAAATACCGTGTTTCAGAAATACATACCAATGTAACAGTTGAGGTAAGTAAATGTACTTGTTGCGGCTCGGTAGATATTTCATGGCACCGGCAAGATAATACCGAGGATATATATTATTCGGAACAGGAGGAATAGGATGGAAGCAATACTATTAAGCGTTCAACCGAAATGGTGTGAGCTGATTGCTAATCTCCAAAAGACTATGGAGATGCGTAAAACAGCACCGAAAGAAACACCGTTTAAAGTATATCTCTACTGCACAAAACCAAAAGAGTATTTTTCTTTAGGCGGTGGCATGTATGCTTGTAGCGATTCACTATATAGAGTGAATGGAAAAATATATTGCGGTGACGGGTTTGAGCATTACAACAACAAAATTCAAGGATTAAACGGAAAAGTCATAGGCGAGTTTATCTGCAATGAGATAGAATATTTCAATTATGGCATTCAAATTCCTGATGAAGCGACAAATTATTTGGATTGCTATGAGGGATATCCAGATTGGCCGCAGTTAGAAGAACAATCTCAAGTGCCACTTGATGAATTATTGAGATATGGAAACAAAAAAGGATTATTCGGATGGCACATATCTAACCTTGTTATCTATGACAGGCCGAAAGAACTGAGCGAGTTTAAGAGAATAAACAGAAATTGCTATTATTCAGACTTGGGATTGGCAATACCGGATTGCGAACAATGTAAAGACCCAGCTTGTATGTTGCAGAAAGCACCGCAAAGTTGGTGTTATGTGGAGGTAAACAAGAAATGACATCCAGAGAAAAACTGATTGAAATACTTAAAGTACCGATTCATCCTCATTTGGATGCTGACCCAGCGGAAGTTGTAGCAGATTATCTGCTCGATAACGGAATAATCGTTCCGCTGTGCAAAATCGGAGATACCGTATATGCATTTGAAGAATGCTTCGGTGTTGTGCTTCCATTTTTGGTGGAGCAAATTATTATCACATATGGCGAAAAAGAGCCACTTGTACAATATTGTGGTAACTGCCACGATAATGAAAATGACGAATTGCTTGCAGACATTGACTTTGAGCCTGAGGATATAGGTGCGACTGTATTTCTTACCAAAGAAGAAGCCGAATACAAAGTAAAGGAAACTGAGAAATATGATTGATTTGGAAAAGCAAAAGCTCAGAATTGCAAACCATAAAGCTGAATTTGTTGATTATGGTAATATTAAAATTTTAGATTTCAAAAATCCAAAATCGAATGAATATAGGATCCGATTTCTTTTTGAAGAGGATTACTGTCGACTGCATATTTCGGGAGATTTAGGTGAGCTTATTGCGACCAATTACAGAAATATGACATTTGAAGGATTCAAGGATTTTGCCTACAATCCCGGTTATTTTGAAGAAAAGATAGATTGTCACAGTAGAGATTTATATTTTTATTCAGACACAAAGGCAAAGAATGATATTATTGATTATTTCGGCGGCGTTGAAGAGCTTAAAAATCTCCTCAGTATATCAGAGGACTATGGCTATGATTATATTGATGATATGTTTGAAGACTTTTTCTCTGATGTTTTTGATTGCTTTGATGACGAAACCGGAATAAGTCAGAAAGGCATGGACACTCTTGCAAAATTCACCGAGGACGAATATTCACTATATGAAGCACATTTTGGCAGAGAAAGAACTGGAATTATCGAATTATATCTTATGATGTTCAATGCAGCACTTGAAAAAATAAATCAGAGCTAACCGAGGTAGTAACATGACAAAAGAAGAAATAAGGAATATAAAAATCGAAATCAAATCAAGAAAGATTATTGCTAAAAAGCTCGAAAGTGCAATCAAATCAATTAAGAAAATAACCGATAAGCAGAAGGCTGAACGGGAAGAGCGCAAACAAAATCTTACCGAGTATAAATCCGAATCAGAATTGCAAGATGCCTACGGTTGGGGCGCTATTGAGGAAGATGAATATTATAAACTGCTTCACGCAATGAGAGACGGTACCGAAGCCATTGACAATGAGATGTCGGCCGAAGAAATAGCGTTAGAAATCCTTGCCGGGTGGAAAAAGATAATGAATTCGGATATAGATGATTTGCAGTTTCAGTTGTTACCTCAGGCGGAACAAGACAGAATTAGAGATATGCGATACGAAGCTGTGATTAACAGAAACAAACGACATAAATAAATCGTGGCTTCAATCGGCAACGATTAAGCCTTGCAAACTTTTTGAGCTTAAAAATCAAACAAAACAAAAAAGGAGAATTCAATATGAATAAAAAAATAATTGCAATAATTCTGTGCATTGGAGTTCTGCTTTCAGCAGTTCTTTTGGTTGGTTGTTCATCTTCGCTGCCTAAAGGTAGTGAGGCTGACACCGAAAGTATGAAAGATATAGCAAACAAGCTTCAGGGAAATCAGCCGACACCGACAGACATTGACTACTCTCTTGAACGATACAATCTCATCAGACGAACATATTGGGTAAACGGTAATCGAGAAAAGGCAAATGCTTTACCGTGCGAGATTGAGAAACCGCTCGGGTATATTGTTCTTTTTTCCGGCAATGCAGTTGTCGGCAAATTCACAGTTGACGGTAAAGTTACGAGCTTAAACAGTTTCCTTACTCCTGATAGCGAATATTATGAACTTGTTTATGGTGGAACATATGAAAGAGAAAATAACTGGCTTGCCGATGTAGACGGTAGCTACGGCGAAAACGATTCGGGTATATTCTTTTTCACCACAGACGGGAAGTATGTCGAATGGAGCGGCGATTATCTGTATTCTGACATTCCGTTTGAAATAAGTAATCCTGTTGTTGAGATAGGAGAGAGCAAGTAATATGAATAAAGTTTTGACAATTGTTCTTGCATCGCTCTTGTCGTTCGTGTTGCTCATCGGCGTTGTGTCAACCGTGTTTTTTAGAGCAACTCCGACCGGCAGAGAAATCTATAACACCTATTTTCACAGACTCCGGGAAGCTGACGATGACACCCTTTATGAAACACGGAAAAAAGTTGAAGATACTTGCAGGGCGATGATTTCATCATACAATTCCGATAAGCTCACTTATGAACAATACAAAGAATCAGAAAGCACGGAAAAACAGGGGTGGGCCGAACAGGCGAAAATGCGTGCAAACAAAACGGCAAGCACATACAACAATTATATCCTAAAAAATAATTATGTATGGAAAAACGATGTCCCAAAAGATATCTTTTCAACGCTTGAATACATAGAGTAACAGGTTATGAGCTCAAAAAGTTTGCAAGGCTTAATCAAACAAAGGAGTACATAAAATGACTGAACAAGAAAAACGAATGATTGAGAGTTATCTTCCAAACCCGAGAGATCCGAGCCTCGATGACTGGGAATACTATGTTTTAGACAATAGAGACCGGGTGCAAAGGGTTTCAATAACTGATATCGGCTACAATAATGAAAAAGAAATATATCTTGTGAGGAACGGTCGTGGAATTGTACAAGGAGATTATCACTTTTGTGGTGAAGCGTATGGCTTTCGTAAAGGCTATTTATATGACAACAGAGAGGACTGCCGCAATCATGAACACGATTGGTATGATGAATGGGAATCCTTGAGAACAATTCAACAGGAGAACGAATATGACAAAAACACTTGAAAACTGTTCACTTATCAAAAAGATGGTAAAAAAAGGAGAAGGCGAGCCTGAACGACTCTTCAATATAAACAAATGTCTTGGATATCAGAAAGGAGAAGATGACGATGAACCGTGCGAAATTTGTAAAAGATGTCGTCTTCTTGCCAGTATTGAAATTGGGAAAAATTATATTGAAGCAGAAAACAAATCAATCGAAAAATAACTCTGCAAGAGGAAAGCGAGGTCGAAGATATGACGGTTAGGGAATTAAGTAAATTGTATTATCTACATAAACTGATAGAACGAGATACCATAAAGCTGTCAGAACTTGAAGCTCAGTTACAACCGAGCGGGATGAATTTAAGCGGAATGCCGAGAAATCCTTCACCAAAAAATAAAATGGAGACAATAGTCCCTCTTATTATAGAAGTGAAAGAGCGTATTCAGAAGCAGCAAGAACAGTACATAAGGGAACGAATTGTTATTGAAGAATACATTCAGTCAGTCGAAGATTATCAGATTCGTCTGATTATGTCATATAGATTTGTAGATTTAATGACATGGCAGCAGATTGCGTTACATATCGGCGGTAATAACACAGAAGACAGTGTACGCAAGGCGTGCAACAGGTATCTGAAAAAAACCGAGCAAAACTAATCTTGTCCGTTTTGTCCGCTTACTATGTGCTATTATGATATTATTGAATTCTATCGTAGCAACCGACAGGACAAAAGCCTGTCGGTATTTTTATGCGAAGGAGGATAGAAAAGAGAAATACGGTCGTTATGTTGCTCCTTGCGTAGCGGCGACTTGGATATCTGTACGCCAACAGATATACCGAATATTAAAGGAGGAAAACAGTATGTTTTCAAAATTGAAAACCCGCTATAAATCAAATCCATCGTTCTATTATTCGATGAGTATAGCGGCAACCTGGGCAAATGCAGGAAGTTTGCTCAACGGAATAACAACATCGCAAAATAATGGAATAATCCCATTTTTGCTTTGGGCACTCGGCAATACATTAGCTTGTATTGTCTTTGGGCTATTAGCTCCTAAAATTCCCAAATTACGGGAAGTATTCAAAAGCAAGCCGATGAAAATAATTATGGGCATTATGTGTCCTTTCCAATGCTGGATTTCAATGAACGGAATACAGCAGGTTTTCGCAGACACTATACTTGGAAAAAATATCGGTATCTTTATCGCCCTTGCCTTTGCGGTGTTCTTTATCATCATTCTTTTTAAGTATGGAATGATAAGAAATGTGCTTACAGACCATATGAGTTGGACTGCCGTATATGCTATTGTGTTTGCCCTCACAATCGTTGCACTTTCAACTTCAAACGGCGAATATGTTTCTCTTGTTTCCGGAGTTGACAGCGTAGGAGTGGGAATTAAAAATTGCATACTGCTTATACCGGGAGCGTTTCTATATCCGTACTATTATGAACTGTTGGATTACAACGATAACAATGAAGACGGAACAAACAAAATCAACATCAGGAAAGCATTTGTCAATGGTGGCCTTATTTTCGGATTCTATCTTGTGTTCATATTCCTTATGAGCCTTGCCGTGTTTAATCCAGTTTTGAATGTGATAAAGGCAATACTTGTTACACTCATTGCAGTTTCTTCTCTTTCCTCGTTCCTGTATAGCATTTATATTACATTTGGTAAAAAGCTTGGGCTTGCTATTAACGCTATTACAGCTACATTGTGGCAATTCTTAATACCTCTCGGTGTTATGGGCGCATGGACGCTTATGGCAAGTATCAGAATATACATCGTCATTGGTGCCATTGCCGTCGCTTTGACTTGGAACTGTATTTCCAAAAGAAAGGCGGCGAAGGTATGAAAAGAACACTTGGCCGCAAACAGACCTCAGACAACGAGAGATGGATTGAAGTATTCAAGCACATAGATGAACTTATTACCAAAGAAGAGCTCGATAACGCTGTTGCAACGACCGTAAAAACGCTCAAATCGGCAACAGATGGAAAGAATGTAGCTTATGCGTGGAGCGGTGGTAAGGACAGTATTGTCCTTAGCAAAATTTGTGAGTTAGCCGGAATAAACAAGTCAATGTTTGCTTATACCGACCTTGAATATCCTGAATTCCTTGATTGGTGTATGAAAAACAAGCCGAACGAGTGTGAAACAATTCATATTCCGCTTGACCTTGACTGGCTTGCAAAGCACGAAGATATGATATTTCCGAAAGGCAAAAAGCTTAACCGTTGGTATCAGATTGTGCAGAGAGCCGCATTCACAAAATACTTTTTTGACAATAATCTTGATTTCATTATCGTAGGTCACCGAAAAGCAGATGGAAATATTGTCGGACCAGACGGAACTTTGAGAAAAGGTTCCGGCGAAATCCGTTATTCGCCTCTTGCAGATTGGTCCCACGAAATGATTCTTGCATTTATTTACTATAACAACATTGAGCTGCCGCCGATATATGGTTGGAAGAATGGCTTCCGATGTGGAACACACCCGTGGCCGTCCCGTATGTATACCGGCAGTGTTGAGAACGGATGGAGCGAAGTTTACGACATAGATCCGTCAATCGTTCAGAAGGCAGCCGAAAAGATAGAAAGTGCCAGTCACTTCCTCAAAGAGAGGGGGTGAAAAAATGAAAGTAGTAAAAAAGGCACTGTCGGAGCTGAAACACCCCGAAAAGAATGTGCGAATGCACACAGATAAGCAGATTGCCGAATTCCGCCGTTCTGTTGAAATGTTCGGTCAGATAAGACCGATAGTTGTTGACGAAGATAACTTCATCCTTGCCGGCAACGGTCTTTATGAAACGCTCGTTTCAATGGGAAGGTCAGATGCGGACTGTTATGTTGCTGCCGGGCTGTCAGATAAGGAAAAGAAAAAGCTTATGTTGGCAGATAATCGAATATTCGATCTCGGCGTTGATGACATGAAAGCGTTTGATGAAATTATTGCTGAACTCGGTGATGACCTTGATGTTCCCGGTTATGACGAAGACCTTCTACAAACGCTCATTGCAGACGCTGATGATGTTGACGATATAATGTCATCATATGGTCTTGTCGATGATGAGCTGAAAGAGACAATCGAAAAGCAGAGTGAAAACATCAAGCCGCCTACAGTGACGGTACAGTATGAGCAGCCTGTCAATACACAATACAACGCAGAGCCGGAAGCACCTTCTTCCGGCAAATTTGTTGTTTGCCCGAAATGTGGTGAGAAGATATGGCTGTAAAGAGAGCGCAAGGTTCTATCAGCTGTGTCGAAGCTGCATATCAAAGAATACGAAATGTATTCTCCAACGGGCTTACGGTGTATATGAGCTTATCCGGCGGCAAAGACTCAATCTGTATGGCCGATATTACATATCAGCTCATTCAGCGAGGCGAGATAAATCCAAAACAGCTTATTTGCATATTCATTGATGAAGAGGCAATATATGATTGCTCAATCGAATCAATGAAATATTGGCGAAAGAAATTTATGCTTGTTGGAGCGGAATTCAGATGGTACTGCTTGCCGTTCAAACAGGTGTGTTGCCTTAATTCTCTCACAAACGAGGAAAGCTGGGTAACCTGGGAACCGGGCAAGGAAGATATTTGGGTACGCAAGCCGCCGGCATTTGCAATTATGAGCAGTCCGTATTTAACCAAAATCGGAGAAATGAATTATCAGACGTTTCTTCCTAAGGTTACAAAGAACGGAATTATGATGACAGGCGTGAGAGCCGCTGAATCGGTTCAGCGGCTGCAATATATGTCTGCATTAAACATTGGCGTTCAAGGCATTACGGGTACGAATACCATATACCCGATATATGACTGGAAAGACAACGATGTGTGGATGTATATCAGAGACAATAAACTTGATGTGCCTGAAGCATATTTATGGTTGTATCAAGAGGGCGTAAATAAACACGCATTAAGAATATCAAACTTTTTCGGAATAGATTCGCTTGCCGGTCTCAGGCATGTTGCGGAGACAGACCCGGATTTATGGGCTCGGATTGAAAAGCGAGAACCCAATGCATATATGGTTCTACTGTATTGGGATTCCGAATGGTATAAGCGTTCTACAAGAAAAAGGGCCAAACAAGAAAGTACATCCGACAAGGATTATAAAGCACTTGTAAAACAAATGCTTTTTGTTGATGCGGACAAACTGTTTACAAATAAGACAACACAGAATGTTTGCAAGCAATATAAACGCCTCTATACCAAAGTTGACGGAATGGCAAGACCAAGGGATTACCGAAAGATGCACGATGCACTTATTGCAGGAGATCCCAAACTCAGAACATTGCGAGCCATCTACCAAGATGTTTACGGAGCGTATGCACAGTACGCAAAACGATTCAGATTGGAAGGGGGTGATCAATAATGGCAGAGATGAATCTGTTCTCCCCTCTTGAATCGCTTCAATGGGTTGACAGAACAATGCTGCACGCAAACGATTATAACCCCAATAAGGTTAGCGAAGAGAATATGCAGCTCCTTGTTCAATCTATTCTTACAAACGGATGGACACTTCCTATTGTTGTCCGTCCTGACTATACAATAATTGACGGCTTCCACCGTTGGACAGTTTCCGGGCGTGAACCTCTGATATCAAAACTCGGCGGGAAAGTACCTGTTGTTATCGTGGCACACGACAACGAGAGCGAAGATATGTATGGAACAATCACCCATAACAGAGCAAGAGGAACACATTTGCTGGAACCGATGAAAGCAATAGTCAAGAAACTTCTTGATGAAGGAAAGACGGTAAAAGAGATTGGAAAACAACTCGGAATGAAGCCGGAAGAAGTGTTTAGACTTTCAGACTTTTCAAAAGATGATTTCATCAATCTTATGGCACAGGGTAAAGTTTATAGCCGTGCAGAAATTCTTACGAAAGTCTAAACTGTATATTTGCATTAACAGAGTGGGAATGTTTAAGAAAACAATTTGACCATATGAAACAATTATAGCCCCGCAGAGCGCTTTGTTATGTTTGAGAATGTGATAACTCGGTATCTCAGCATAATTCGCTTTATGGGGTTATTCCGTGCGTTGCAATGGTTGGTTTGCATTCCGTCTGAAAAAGATAATAAACTCACACCAAACGCAAGGAGGGATAGCTTGAATAAGAAACCCGGAGTTGAATACATAAAGGTATTCATCGACTATAAAGACGGAAAGACCGTGTGTATTTGTAAAAGGGATAAAAAGCGATGCAACAAGCGATGTACTCCTGATGTAGTCGAGAGAGATAAATACCGAGGTTGGGAAGACACTTTCCATGTTGACAAATACGGTAAATCCAAAGGTTGAAATTCTTGACTATTCCCTGCCTTGCAATTCTCGAAAAAATTTGAAAGAAAAGGAGAGGAGGGAATGACAAATAACAATAAAATCAATGCTTGGGAACGCCAGGAAAAAGAAAGCGAACAGGCATTTCAGGCATTTGTCAAGTACCGAGATAAAGGTCTCGAACGCACCCTAATCTCTGTTTCAGAAGAGTTGCATAAAAGTTACACTCTTATTCGTAGATGGGCTGATATGTGGAACTGGTCCGAAAGAGTAAGAGAATACGACAACGACCTTGAAAAACAAGCAAAAAAGCAAGCCGAAAAAAGTCGAAAAGAAATGTATGAAAGGCACGCAAAAATTGCTACAACATTTCAAGCTAAGGCTTTGGAAGCTCTTAAAGATTTTGACCCGAGAAGGCTGGACGCAAAAAGCATTCGTGAATTTGTTGAAATGGCAACAGAACTTGAACGCCAAAGCCGAGAAATGGTTATTGAAGAAAACGAAAAACAAGACGAATCGGCAAACTCTTCTGTTGTTATAATCTGCGATATACCAAGAGAAGCACAAGGAGAGACGAATCCAAATGATGATTAACGCTGATAATGGTGTTCGCCTTTCAAGTATTATTGCACCGCAGTTTTACCCTGTTCATTGGGATATTGTTGATGAAAAGCACACCTATTATGATTTATACGGCGGTCGTGGCAGCACAAAGTCATCTTTCATCGGAACTGAAATACCTCTCGGAATAATGCAAGACCCGAATGCTAATGCTATGGTATTCCGAAAGGTTGGTTCAACGATAGGTACCAGTGTTTTTGAACAGGTTCAATGGGGCATAAACGCACTCGGTGCCGATAAACTTTGGAAGCCAACAACAAGCCCATATAAACTTACATACCTGCCTACCGGGCAGGTTATTATTTTCCGTGGACTCGATAAGGCGAAAAAACTTAAATCAGTTAAAGTAGCTCACGGATATTTCAAATATCTTTGGTTTGAGGAATTGGATGAATTCTCCGGTGAGGAAGAAATCCGAAGTGTTCAACAGTCTGTTATGCGTGGCGGCACAAAATTTGTTGTGTTCAAATCCTTTAACCCGCCTATAAGCAAAACGAACTGGGCAAACCAATATGTTCTCAAGCCGAGAGACGATTCATTGAGACATAAGTCTTGTTATAATCAAGTCCCGAAAGAATGGCTCGGGGAGCAATTCCTTAACGATGCGGAATATCTCAAAGAAATAAACCCAAGAGCCTATGAGCATGAATACCTCGGAAATGCTGTCGGTACCGGCGGAGAAGTATTTGAAAACCTGGATATTCGTGCGATTTCAGATAAAGAAATAATGCGGTTTGATAACATCTATATGGGAATTGACTGGGGTTGGTACCCAGACCCGTTTCATTGGTGCAAAATGCATTATGACGCAGCTCGGCTTACTCTTTATGTTTATGATGAATTAAGAGCCAACAAAAAGAGTAACAGAGAGACATGGGAAATACTTCAAGCAGAAAAAGGCGTGACCGGATCCGACCTTATAACAGCTGATAGTGCAGAGCCTAAAAGTGTTGGAGATTACAGGGAATATGGCTCAAATTGCAGAGGAGCAGAAAAAGGACCCGATTCAGTTAGATATGGTATCAAGTGGCTCCAATCTCTTAAGGCAATAGTAATTGACCCCATCCGCTGCCCTGCCACAGCAGAAGAATTCCAAAAGTACGAATATGACCGTACCTCAGATGGAGAGATTATAAGCGGCTATCCCGATGAAAACAATCACTCAATAGACTGTATTCGTTATGCTCTTGAGAGGGTATGGAAACGTAAAGGAAGGTAATAAAATGACTGTGAATATATTGGGTACCGAGTACGCAATCACAAAAAAGGAATACAAGGATGACGAAGCTTTTGAGAGAAGGCACATAGACGGATATTGCAATAGTTATACAAAACAAATAGTTATCTGCGATATGTCAACATATAAAGGCTGGGAACACGAAGACCAAGAGACCGTTGACGCCTGCGAAAAGCAGACATTAAAGCACGAAATAGTACACGCATTCCTCGGCGAAAGCGGATTGAACGGTAGTGAATTTGCTTTTGACGGAGGATGGGCTGGGAACGAAGAAATGGTCGATTGGATTGCGAACCAAGGAGCTAAAATATACAAAGCATGGAAAAGTGCCGGTGCTGTATAAAGGAGCGTGAGTATCGACAATGTTTTCAAGATTTAAAGAAATTATAAGAACGGCGGTGAGAAAATTGATACCGTATAAAGACATAGAGAAAGCGGAACAGTTGGAAAGTCCTCTGTCAACAGATATGGCAAACGCACTTGATTTATGGTACAAAATGTATCTTGACCAGGCGCCGTGGATTGACGATGATTCGGTGTTTTCTCTGAACCTTGCTTCTCTTTGCTGCTCCGAGATAGCACGTCAAACACTACTTGAAATGAAATGGAATATATCTGGTCCGGTCAAAGAGGGAGCTGTTGAAGAGGAAGAAAGTGAACGAGCTCAATATCTTCACGATGAATTTGAAAAGCTTATAAAAAATCTTCGCACAAAGCTTGAACAGGGATGTGCATCTGGCGGTATGACTGTTAAACCGTATGTCAAAGACGGCCATATCTTTTTTGATTGGACTATGGCGTGGAGCTTATATCCTGTTTCGTTCGGTGATGATGGTGAGCTTACAGATTGTATTTTCCGAGACACCTTCATAAAGGGCAAAACGATTTATACCCGACTTGAACGGCACACGGTAGAGGGTACTGATGTAAAAATCACTCAACGAGCTTTCAAGTCTGAAACCAAAGAGAACCTTGGCACGGAAATACCTTTGGCAGAAGTGCCGCAGTGGGAAGGACTGCAGCCGGAAGCAATAGTTAAAGATTCCGAAGGTCAGATGTTTGGTTGGTACAAAACGCCTAATGCAAACAACATTGATATAGATTGCCCTATGGGTGTCAGTGTGTTCTCAAAGGCAGCCAAAACGATAAAACAAGCAGACAAACAATACAGTCGTTTGCTTTGGGAATATGAAGGCTCTGAGTTGGCGGTAGATGTTGACCCGACAGCACTCAAGCCAAAACCGAACGGCGCCGGCGGCATGGAAGTGCCGCAGCTCAATAAGCGATTGTTCCGTGGCGTTGACCTCGGAGAGGATGATACATATCGTGTATTTAATCCGCCAATAAGGGACGCTTCTATTCTTGCAGGGCTTAATCAGCTGTTGATACGAATTGAAGACCAGGTCGGCTTGGCTCGTGGTACTTTGGCAGATCCAAACCAGGAGGTTAAAACTGCCACAGAGCTCCGTATCAATAAGCAGAGGTCTTATTCAACCATAAAAGATAACCAAGACGCATTGGAGCAGTGCTTGCGTGATGTTGTTCGTGCAATGGATAAATACGCAACATTATATAACCTCGCTCCCGCAGGCGAATATGAGGTATCTTTTGAATGGGATGACAGCATTATTACCGATACAGCCGCACAGTTGAAAGAACGTCTTGAATTGTATGCTCAGGGAATGTCCGGCAAAGTTGAAATGAGACAGTGGTATTTCGGAGAAACTGAAGCACAGGCACAGGCGGCTATTCAGAAAATAAAAGAAGAAGAGCCGAATATAAAAGACCTTATTCCGGATAAGTCTGATGATGATTATGACTATGACGATGATGACCAACAGAAAGTAAACGACGAAAAGGGAAAGCAAAAATAATGAGGTGATAGCGTGCTGACCGGAAAAGACCTTGAACTTGCAATAGGTGTTATTACCGGGCGACTTGATGATGTCAACACTTTATACATAAAAAAGATTGCTTCCCAAATAAAGAAAATCGGAGAGCTCGGTCAATCCAATATCAACAGAATTGTATCTATGGTTGAAATGGGTGCAGATATCAATGATATTACTGACAAATTGCAGGTTGCAACGGGGCTAAACGAGGCAGATTTAAGAGTTATATTAGAGGCGGCAATGGATGATGTTTATACAGATAAACGATTCTCTGCGGCCTTGAACGGCTCTGCAAGGGCGCCCGAAATAAAAGCAAAACTTTCAAGATACACACAAATGGTGAGCGAACAAACTGCTGAGAAACTTCAGAACCTTTCAAACACCACAGCAGTTAAAGACAACTATAAAGAAGCCATTGACAAAGCGGTTTTATCCGTTTCTACAGGAGTGACGGACTATAAAAGTGCAACAAGAGACGTTGTGCGTTCATTAGGGTACAATGGGCTTCAAGTATATTATGAAAGCGGGTACCACAGAAGGCTTGATACCGCAGCTCGACAAAACATTATAGATGCAACCAATCAAATAGCGCAGCATGGTGCGGATATGATTGGTGAAGAATTAGGATATGATGCGGTTGAAATATCCGCACACGCTAACAGCGCCCCAGACCATGAACCGGTCCAGGGGCGTGTTTTTATACTTGATGAATATAAAAAGCTTCAAAGCGGGCTTTCTTTTAAAGATGTTGACGGAATTCATTATATTGGTATAAGGCGTCCGATAAGTGAATGGAACTGCGGACACTTCGCCGTTCCGTTCGATACAAAAACATCGGTACGCAGATATACAGATAATCAACTGGCAAACTGGAAACAACAAAATCACGAAGGGTGCGAAATTGATGGAAAACATTACACAATGTATGAAGCATCTCAGCTCATGCGTGAAGTGGAAACAGAAGTCAGGCGTTGGAAAGATACCGCCGTAGCAGCGAGAATAGCAGGCGATGACACATTACGACGTCAATGCCAAAAACACATAAATACACTGGGAAGCAAATATGCTCAAATCGCTGAAAAATCGGGCTTGCCAACAAAACGGCAACGAATGAGCGTTGAAGGCTTTAAGGCAGTGAAAATCAGAGAAGCTACCTTGAAAAACGCTTCTGGGCATGATATAATTCCAGTGGGCAGAACAACAGTAAAAGGACAGCCGGATTCTATTACACAAGTCACCAGCAAAAAAGGTGGAATCAGCCGAAATTACTACGATTCAGCCGGAATACAAATAAAGCAGATTTCAAATAACGACCACGGACATACGGTTGAGTCACATCTTGGCAAACACGGTGAGCATGCTCATGATTATTATGAAGACAAAAACGGAAAGATAGTACATGGCAGAGCTCGTGAATTGACAGATGCCGAAAGAGAGGAGAATGATGATATTCTATGAACTGCATTGATGAACTCGTAAATACAATTGACACAATGGCAGATATGATAGAATTCTCTTACAATGGTAAGGACGGCGATATAGAAGCCTGGCATAATAAAGATACGGAAAGCCTTGAATATCGGCTTACTTATAATGGAATTCTTTCTACTGCTGATTCTATTGAAGACCTAATTGCAATTCCTTGTATAGATGGAAAAACTCTTGCAGAAATTGCAAGCGAAATTGAAATTGTGTAGGTATAACTGCTTACATACTAAACTTAATAAACCATAACAAGCTCGATTTATACGAAAGTATAGACCGGGCTTTTGTTATGCCCAAATAGTTATTAGGTCGTGAGACTTGATATAAAAACAAAATACCCTACCGTGTCGGGAGATAAATGCACGGACACCACACCCGGAGAGTGGCTTCGGGAATATAAAAGAAATCTATGGTGGAAAACTGGAGAAAATTATGGAATTTCTGAAAATCTTATTCAACGGCGAGGCTATAACCTTTGAGCAGCTTGCAGAAAAGGTAAAAGCCGAAAAACTTAACATTGTCGATTTGTCGCAGGGTGAATATGTCAGCCGTGATAAATACGACAATAAAACCGGCACGCTCAATCAGCAGATTACCGATTTGCAGGGACAGATTACACAGCGTGATGCAGATATGAACGATCTCAAGACAAAGCTTGCAGATGCACAGGCGGACGCAGGAAAGCTTGGAGCTGTTCAGCAGTCACTTTCTGATTTACAGACAAAATACGATGCTGACAAGCAGAGCTATGAAAGCAAGCTCTCCAAGCAGGCATACGAGTTTGCTGTAAAAGAGAAAGCAAGCGGTCTTAAATTCTCATCAAATGGTGCAAAGAGAGCCTTTGTGCAGGACGCTATCGAAAAGGGCTTTACCATGGACGGAGATACTCTGTTGGGCTTCGATGACTATGTTGCCAAATATAAGACAGATGACCCCGATGCATTTAAGGCTGATGATGATCCTAAACCCGGCACACCTGCCATCGTTCTTCCCACCGGAAAACAGCCTGTGGGCGGCAAAGCCAAAAGTCTTGCTGAAATGATGAAGGCTAAGAACGAAAATCCGAGCATGGAAATCAATTTTGACAATCAGTAATAACAAAAAGGAGGACTAAATATGTCTGAAGTATTCAACCACAAAAATTTTAACGGAGAAGTTTTTCAGCGTTATGTTGAACGTCTCACCAACCCCAACCGCACAGAGCTGATTAAGTCTCGTGCAATTCGCCTTCGCCCTGACCTTGCAAGCGCAATGGCCGATCAGGTGGGTGGCAACTATATCACCACACCGCTCAAAGGCCTTATCAGCGGATCCGAGCCTCAGAACTATGACGGTTCTACCAATATGGAGTCGGATGATACATATTCATTCACTCATTCCCGTGTTGTAGTAGGCCGTATGAAATCATGGACTGAGCGTGATTTCTCATTCGACATTACCGGCGGCGAAGACTTCCTCGCAAATGTTGCGGAGCAGGTAGCAGAATACTGGGATGAAATCGACCAGGGCACTCTTGTTCATATTCTGAACGGTATTTTCAAGATGTCCGATGATGAGGGCCTGAAATTCGTATCTGCACATACTTACGATGTTACGGGAAAGGCCAACAGCGAAGGCGTCACCGGAAATATGGACGGTACAACGCTTAACACCTGTATGCAGAAAGCCTGCGGCGACAACAAAGGTAAGTTTTCTCTTGCAATTATGCATTCGCTTGTTGCAACAAATATGGAGAACCTTAAGCTCCTGGCGTATCTCAAATATACCGACAAGGACGGTATCACCCGTGACCTTGCCATTGGTACTCTGAATGGTCGTGTCGTTCTTGTTGACGATACAATGCCTGCAAATGACACGGTCATTACTGCCGAGACCAAAGGTGTACACACAATCACCGTTGGTACCGAAGGCGTTGAAGATGACAAAGTGTCTATTGACGGTGTTGAGTACACCTTCGGCGAGGCTACAAGCTATGAGAACAAGACTATTGCTGTCGGCAGTTCTGCATCTGACCAGGCTACGGCACTTAAGACTGTTCTTGCCGCACAGTATGACGGTATCTTCAATGTAACAAAGAGTGGAGCGGTTGTTACTCTTACTCAGGTAATCGGTGGCACCGGAGCTCTGCCCGAGGTAGTAGCAGATTCATCGGCTACAGCTGTACTTACAGCAGCAAACACAACTGCCGGTGTTGCCCGTGTCGTAAAGACCGTTTACACCACATATGTTCTCGGTGACGGTGCTATTGAACTCACCGATTGCGGTGCAAAGGTGCCTTATGAAATGGACCGTGACCCTGCAAAGAACGGCGGTGAAGATACTCTTTATTCACGCCAGCGTAAGTGCTTTGCCCCCTATGGCATAAGCTTTACAAAAGCGTCTATGGCAAAGCTTTCTCCCACCAACCTTGAACTTGAAACAGGTGCAAACTGGGAACTTGTAAATTCTCAGGAATCCGAAAACAAAAAGTACATTGCGCACAAAACTATTCCCATTGCACGTGTGCTTTCACTGGGCTAATCTTAATTGGAGGTAAGGAAAATGCACACTAAGTACCTTTCATACACAGAATATACGACTAAGGGTGGCACCTTGCCTCAGACTGAATTTGAAACAGCCGAATTTCGTGCAAGAAAACGCATAGATTATTTAACCGATTCTCGTGTTCAGAATATGGCTTCTGTTCCGGAATCGGTTAAACTATGTATTTTAAGTCTGATAGCCATAGACAGTTCTGTGGGTACAGAAGCACAGATAAAGAACCCTGTCGTTACATCTTTCAATACAGATGGATATTCAGAAAATTACGGACATTCTCTTGATGTTAAAGAAGCTGACAAAGCAATGAATGCGTATGTAAAATCCTATTTGTATGGTGAGGTTGACGATAACGGAACGCCGCTGTTGTATCGAGGTGTACGATGATGAAGCTTTGCGAAGAGACCATTACTTTATATAACGCAAAATTCGACAAAACCGATGATTGCGATATATATAATCGCACTCTTATTATCGGTGTATCTTGGTTCCGTGAGATTGCCTCGAATGTAGACAACACCGGCTTGAAAGCGGCCAACAAATTCATTATAAGAATACCCGAAAACTCAAACGCAAATGGTAAATCGTTTCTTGACCCGTCAGCGTATGCAAAGGCAACTGATGTCTCGGGAAACTTTACCCTTAAAGAGGGAGATATTATCGTTCACGGAATTGCAACGGAAGAACACCCTATACCCGCAGAGCTCAATCGGAAATATAACGAGGTAGTTACTATCTTGGGAATAACCGATAACAGAAATGCTCCGAACGGAAAACATTGGAAGGTGGTGGGGTCATAATGGGTACCGTTTTTAAGGCTGAATTCTCCTGGAAAGACGAAGACCTTAAAACACTTTGCGGCTTAAATGAAGGCGGGCGTGTTCAGCTTGCAATAGACAACGCTGTAATAGCACACTGCATTCCATATTGTCCTATGGATTCAGGAACTCTCGCCAAAAGCCCTTATTCTGCATCCACCCCGGGAAAAGTCGTTTATTCGACACCGTATGCACGGTATCTGTACTATGGTATGGCAATGGGACCCAATATTCCGATTTTTGACGATGACAGCGGTGTTCCTACAAGCTTTTTTTCTCGCCCCGGTGAGAAAAAGCATTTAACAGGAAAGGAACTTGTCTTTAAGAAAGACAAAAATCCTCTTGCCGGAGCATTTTGGTTCGAGCGAATGAAAGCGGATCATTGCGACGATATTCTTAAGGAGGCGATGGCTGTTGTCAGGAACAAATAAAACCAATACTGAACATTTAAAGGATTGGTTCAGAGGTTGCCCTATTCTTTCAGAAGATAATCGTTTCAGAGTAGATTATTTATCTGAAAGTCCTACGGAATATGCAATATACGCTTCTCCGACAACAATAAAGTTTCACGAGAATATTCTCGGTGAAGAAATCCCCGATGATATTCAGAACATAAACTTTATATTTGCTTCCAAAGAACAATACGGGGCGGATGTGCGACAAAATCTTGCCAATCTTGGATTTTACGATGCAATGATAGGTTGGATTATTGAGCAAAACTCATTAAGAAATCTCCCGACAATAAACGAAGGTATTGTTAAATCTATTGTTCCAACTCTCACACAATATGTTTCTGAGGTTGGTAGCGATAGTGCTAAATACCAAATTCAACTCAAATTAACTTATAGGAGGAATTAAAATGCCTAAAGTAGAACGTAAATATCTGGCTCACTATATTGATGCCAGCTTTAACGGCACAACTGCAAATTATGTTCGCCTTGGCAAGGACCTCGAAGAATATAACGAGGAGCTTAACCCTGATGTTGAACTTAAAAAGAACATCTTGGGCGAACAGTCAGTAAACCATAACGGTTATGAAGTTCAGAGCGAAGTCGACCCCTTCTATGCAGAGGTTGGCGACCCGCTGTTTGAACAGGTCTCAAAAATTGCAAATGAGCGCCTTACGGGTGACGATTGCATTACAACGAAGGTTGATGTACTTCTCAATTCTGACGGTACAGTTGAATGGGCTTACAGAGAAAAGGTATATGTTGTTCCCAACAGCTTCGGCGGCGACACATCTGGTGTTCAGATTCCGTTTACTGTTTACTGTGCCGGCGAAAGAACAAAAGGTTCATGGACTACCACGACAAAAACATTTACGCCTAACAGCTCCGGCGGTAGCGGTTCAGGCAGTTCAGGCAGTTCAGGCGGTTCAGGCAGTTCAGGCGGTTCAGGCAGTTCAGGCGGCGATGGTGACGGCGAAGACAGCTAATCGCTACAAAAACAACAAGAGCAGTTCGTTTAGTGCTGCTCTTTTCTCTTTATAAGGAGGCAATTTAACATGTCAGAAAATAAGAGCTTTACCGGAATCGTTGTTGATGACGGTAGCGTAAAAGAATCTATCTACAATAAGCACGGCGAAGAAATCGGTGTCTTTTATTTTAGACCTACCGATATTGGTATCATAGACAGATACAATAAAATTGCCGGTGATTTTGATAAAATTACTGCCCCGCTTGAAAATGTGAACATTAAGGCAGATGGAACGGTTGACGAATCTAACGAAGCAGAGGTTGTAGCTCTCAAAGAGGCTGAATCTCGCTTGTATGAGGCGTGTGACTTTCTTTTCGGAGGAAATGCCTCAGAAGCATTTTTCAGTAAGATGAATCCTTTCTCGCCTGTAAACGGACACTTCTACTGCGAAAACGCTCTTGACGCAGTTGGTAAGTACATTTCCAATCAGTTTGATAAAGAGGTTCAGAAAGTTAATAACAGAGTGAACCGCTACACACACGGTTATCGTACAGGAAAACATAAGGGCGGCGGTAAAAAGAAATGATTGGTGAACTCCCGAAATCCTTAACAGTAAATGGTGTTTCTCACCCCATAAGAACGGACTTCCGGGATGTGTTGAAAATCGTATGTGCTTTCAGCGATCCTGAGCTTGAAGAAGAAGAAAAAATATATGTATGCCTTTTCATTCTTTATAAAGATTATGAGCAGCTGAAAAAGTCTGATTATGAACAGGCTTTTCGGGCTGCTCTTGATTTTATTGACTACGGGATAAAAGACACCGATAAAAAATCGCCTCGTGTCATGGACTGGGAGCAGGATGAATGTATTATGTTTCCCGCTGTCAATAAAGCCGCCGGATTTGAGACACGCAAAGCAAAGTATGTCCATTGGTGGACCTTTATGGGATATTACATGGAAATACCAGAAGGTGTTTTTTCAAATATTTTGAGTATGCGGTTGAAAAAGGCTAAACATAAAAAACTCGACAAATGGGAACAGGAATACTGGAACGCAAACAAAGCTCTTTGCGTTTTGAAGCCGAGGCTTTCGGCAGAAGAGCAAAGAGAGAAAGATAGACTTAACGCAATGCTCTGATAAAAGGTAGGTGATATTATGGCCGGACAGTCTGACGGTTCAATTATTATTGATACCGAGTTAGACAACAAAGGTTTTGACGCTGGCAGTAAGAGATTACAATCTGCCATAAATTCCCTTAAAAGTACAGTCAGTGCATTCGGACGTTGTTTTGAAGATGTTTTTACAAACAACACAAGCACCATATCCGCTTATGATTCGGAAATAAACGACCTTGAAAGCAATATATTGGAGCTTGAAAGTGAGCTCGAAAAGGTTGGCAACACCAAAACACCCACAGAAGATTATCAGTTTTTGACAAGTAAAATAAGTGAAGCCGATAAAAAGCTTGAAAAGCTTGAGGATAGGCAGGCTAAAATGAAAAGCATGGGAGTAAAAGAATCCTCTCAGGCTTGGAAAAGCTTACAGTACGATATTGACCTTACAAGAAAAGAACTATCCCATTATAAAGCCGAACAGTCCGCTATGGAAAACAATGGAACAGCTTTTGATTTAGGCGTGAACACTGCCGAATATGCTCAGCTTGAAAGTAGCCTATCTGCGGCAAAAGCGAGGCTTGCTGAATTAAAAGCAGAAGCAGATACAGCAAAAAGCCCTATGACAAGGTTACAGAGTGTTGCCGCAGGAGTTGTAAAAAGTCTTGCAAAAATGGGAGCAAATGCAGCTGTAAAAGGTCTGAAAACAATCGGATCCGTGGCAGTATCAGTCAAAAACGGGTTATCCAAAATAGGACAGGTCGGCGTCTCCGGCTTTAAAAAGCTTGTAAGTGGAATAAAAAGCGGTATATCACACCTGAGAAATATGAAAAAAGAATCAGGTGGAGCCGAAGGTGCAATAAGTATGCTCACATCCAAATTAACCGGATTGTGGAGCATGCTCAAACGCCGGTTAATGCGTACTTTCATTTCAAGCATTATATCAGGTTGCAAAGAAGGCATACAAAATCTTGCACAGTATTCTGCCGAAGTAAACGCTGATATGTCTGTGCTTATGTCAAGCCTCACGCAGCTAAAAAACTCTTTTGCAACTGCATTTGCACCGATTTTAACGGTGGTTACACCTATTCTTAAACGGCTCATAGATTATCTTATCCAAGCGGTTACCTGGGTAGGAAAATTTGTTGCAGCCCTTACGGGTGCAAAGTCATTCACTGTGGCAAAAGCAGTACAGCAGGATTATGCAGCCTCACTTGACAAAACAAGTAATTCGGCCAAAAAAGCCGCCGACAATACAAAAAAAGTCGCTAAAGAGACAAAGAAGGCAGCAAAAGAAGCCGAAAAAGCACAAAATCAACTTGCTGGATTTGATGACCTTAATATTTTAAGCGATTCATCAAAATCCAATAATGATAATAATGATGTCGATCCAGACAATATCGCTGACGATATAGCAGATGAACTCGGTACAGGCTTAACCACTGCGGATATGTTTGAGGAAGTACCTATTGAATCGGCTATAACCGATTTTGTCAACCGCCTTAAAGAAGCGTTCCGAAATGGCGACTATGCAGAAATCGGAAGAATTATCGGCGAAAAAATCAATGAAGTATTCCAAAAGATACACGATTTTATAAGCTGGGACAATGTTGGCGGTGTTATCACAAAGTACATAAAAGCTTTCGCAGAGGCTTTTAATTCTCTTATATATACCATAGACTGGACACTTATAGGAGATACTTTCGCTGAGGGAATCAATACCCTAATAAACACCGTTTATCTGCTTATTACAGAGATAGATTGGCCTGCTTTAACTGCTGGTATTTCAACTGGGCTGAGCAGTTCCATAACAGGAATTGACTGGTCGAAGCTCGGTTTAACTCTTGCAACGGGTGTCTTGGTTGCACTTCGTTCTATTCATAGTGCAGTCAACGCTTTTGATTTTGCCGGTGTCGGAAGAAGCATAGCAAATGGAATAAACGCTATTGTTAAAAAGCTTCCCGAAATTGCAAAGGAGGCAGCAGGAACATTAAGTGACAGCATAAAAGGGCGGTTGGATTTGGCAATAGGGTTCATAGAAAATGTGGACTGGCAAACCTTAGGTAAAAACTTGTGGCAAAGTCTTGTTAATTTTGTAACAACCTTTGATTGGAAAGGCGTAGTTGAAAAAGCTTTTCATCTGCTCGGAAGCATCATAGGCGGTGCTTCGGCACTTATTTACGGTCTTGGACAGGAAATATGGAAAGCGCTAAAAGCCGCTTGGGAATCTGTAAAAGAATATTTCAGTGGCTATATGAATGAACAGGGCAAGCTCACTTGGGATGGTTTCTGTCAGGGCGTAATAGATGCCTTAAAAAATGTCGGTAACTGGATTGTTGAACACATTTGGAATCCGTTTATTGAAGGCTTCAAAAATGCTTTTGGAATCCATTCACCGTCAACCAAAATGGCTGAACAGGGCGGATTCATCATAGACGGTTTGTGGAACGGTATCAATGGCTCTTGGACAAATATTACAGGCTTCTTCTCGGAAAAACTATCTGCTCTCAAAACTACTATCAGCGAACGATGGACAGAAATGAAAACCGATGCAAGCACAAAATGGAATAGCATAAAAACAGATTTAACTGAAAAGTGGAACAGTATCAAATCTTCTGCTTCGGAAAAATTTGAGGGTATCAGATCTACAGTATCTTCAAAATTAGAGAATATAAAATCAAATTCCGCTCAGAAATGGGGAGAAATCAAAAACGACTTATCCGAAAAGCTGAATAGTATTAAAACATCAGCCTCCCAGAGCTTTGAAAGCATAAATTCTTCCGCCTCAGATAAAAGTAATAATACAAAAACAAACCTTATTTCTACTTGGAATAATGTTAAAAGCTCATTAGGCGACATTCTGAATAATATAAAAACAACCTCTGCTCAACGGTTAAGCGAAATTGCCGCTGATATTACAGGCAGGGATTGGTTCGGCCTGGGCTCTAACATTGGTTCTGGTATTAAGAATGGTCTTGAAAACAGCTGGAATTGGCTGAAAGATACGGTAAAGAATCTTGCTACAAAGCTTTTGAACGAAGCAAAGGAAGCACTCGGTATTCATTCACCGTCACGGCTTTTCCGTGATACTGTCGGCTTGAACATAGGCCTTGGTGTTGGCGAAGGTATTGAAGCCTCGGAATCTTCTGTTCTTGGTACTGTTTCCGATATGGCAGACGCTATATCAGCAGAAATGAAAAACGGTAATTTCTCATTCAGTACAATATCTGCCGACAGTGGTTTGGAAAGCTCATTGATTGATTTTTCTGATACCGTTATCAATGGATTCAGTGACCTTATGAATCGCTTACAGTCAATAGCAGACAGCGTTACATTCTCAATGCCTGTAGTGGCTCAGAACGGCCTTGTTCCGTACAGGGTATCAGATAATACCAACAAACCAAACGGTGGCGATTATGACGCTATTACGGCTTCAAATGACGAACTTTCCGCTACAGTAGTGAAAGTTGTTGCAGAAGCAGCAAGCGAAATAGTTGAAGCTATCCGCATATACGGTGGCGGTAAATGCAACGGAGATATAACGGGCATAGCAAGCGGTGTTATTGCAGAAATAAACCGCCGTACAAAAATGCTCGGTACATCACCGTTACTGGATTAGGAGGTAGAATATGAAACCTTGTTTTATAATTAACGGTCACGATTATGCGGTTTTCATCGAAACCTTACATCCTGTAAGAAATGACCTGGACGCTGATGGAAGCGGGCGAAACATTCTTGACGGGTTAATGTACCGAAAGCGTATTACACAGAAGGACAAATACAATGTGCGTTTTTTGGATTTGCCTGAACAAATAATGTTGTCAATCGCTCAGGATATTAACCCTGAATATGTAAGCATTACTATTCTTGACCCGAAAACAAACCGAAGACTTACAAAGTCCTTCTACACATCTACCCTTGATTACGGAGACCAACAGTATAATAAAAGTCAGAAAATAACATATTACAATGGCTGTAGTTTTGATATAACAGAGAGGTGATTTTCTATGAGACAGCGAAGCAAAGTATGGGAAAAGCTGGCTGCTCGTGGGAATTTCATGCTTGAAACAAAGCTGAGAATTGCCGGCACAGATTATAACAAAATATCAGCCCCTGTAATCAGTAGGCCTTTAATGCCTTCTCCTATGTCAGTTGGTAACTGTTCCGCTGCGTCTATGCAGGTATCTATTCTCACCGATGACGATATACCGGAGTCAAGCTCCGTTGTTGTAATGGGGCGTTTGACAAACGGTAAAACTGTCAGTGAGTGGAAAGAATTTGGTACCTTTTTTATTGACTACCGTGATACAAGTTATGAAGGTCTCACCACAATCTCTTGTTACGATGCAATGCTGAAAGGCAACCAAACATTCATTACCGGCTATGACGGTGAAAACGATTGGCCGAAAACAATGATTGAAATTGTTGAGAATATTGCAGAACGGTTGGGTGTCGGTATAGATCCTCGTACCAAAATACGAACTGGTGCGGCTTACATGGTGACATACCCCGAAACCGAATCTATGATACAGGTTTTGGGGTATATAGGTGCCTGTCACGGCGGCAACTGGATAATAACAGAAGACAATCTGCTGCGGCTCGTACCTCTTATTACTGCACCGGATGAAACATTCCATATTTTAAGTAGTGATTATGAACGGCTCAAAACAGTTGAAAACGATATTTTATGTCATAAGCTTCAAACAGAGTATAATGCTGTAATGCCTGCTCCGGCAGGAACTACACCGGACACATCTTATCCGGTAACACATTACATAACAGATGAAACAGGTGCAAGGCTCGTTACAACTGACGGATATTATCTTATATGGGCAGAAGACGGAAGCGTTGATGCTGTGAACGGATGTATCAACATACCCATTGTTTGCGGTGAACTAAATCACGGTAAAAAGGTAGTAATAACAGGCGTGGATATTACTGACGAAAACAGCACCCACTATACTGCCGGCACCGAAGACGGAGCCGTCCTGAAATTTGAGAACAATCCGTATATTGCTCAACAGATATGTAATGATTTGTTTGAACAGTATGAGGGCTTGGTGTATATGCCATATACAGCCAAAAACGCTTGTTATGATCCTGCTACCGAACTGGGAGACCAGATTAAGATAGGAGATATAACAAGCGTTATGCTTTCGGCAATGCTTACTCTTGATATTGGCTTTCATGCTAATATAAGTGCACCGAACAGTGACGAATTAAGCAAAGAATATCCGTATCTATCCGAAAAGAAAAAGCTTCTCAACCTTATAACCTCGGTAAGAACGCTGAGAGAATATACAAGGGTTCAGCTCCAGCAAACTGCTGATTCCCTTCTTGCGGAGATAACAAGAGCTACACAGGCAGAAGGTACATTGTCAGCACAGATTCAGTTGACAGCTGAACGCCTTGCATCTGAAATTTCCCGAGCACAGGATGAAGAAGAAGAGCTGTCTTCCTTGCTTGAACAAACTGCTGAAAGTTTATTGCTTAAAGTGAGTAAGGGTAATGTTTCAAGTGAACTCTCCATGGAGAGCGGTGGCATTGATATACGAGCAAACCGTCTCAGTATTGACAGCACTAACTTCAAATTGTCAAAAAACGGAGATGTTATAGCTACAAACTTTTCTGCTTCCGGAACAATGAAAAGCATAAACAGCAGTGGCGTTGGTACTGAAATGTCAAACGGGGAACTTGTTTTTTACAAGAACAATTCCAAAGTTGGGTCTATTACCGGTGTAACCCAATCACAGGGCGGATCAGGTAAGTTTTATGATGTTGTTCACTTCGGTACAAATGCTTACGGTATCACCTTTGGTACAGAAGGAGGTTGGTATTTTTGCTTTAATAATGGTCTCCTACCGTCAATCCCTGCAGAATTTGTGGCATGGTGCGAATCTTATTTTTGGGATATGGCAACTTTTGATAACAATATTGAAGTTAATGGATATGCCTATTTTGATTCGCACATTGAAGTTGATAGTTACGCCACTTTCAAAAACTATATTCAGTTATCTCAGGGAAGCTACTATACACGGATGTTTATGACGGGCGATGAAAGCACTGCTTGTTTTCAGAATGGCGTTTATATCAATAATGACCTGGTGGTTATTGGTGCAAAAAACAGAGTTGTTGACACGGAGCACTATGGCTCGGTTGCATTAAACGCCGTGGAAAGTGCTGCCGCTCTGTTCTCTGATATGGGTTCCGGGGTTATTGATGAATCGGGAATTTGTGAAATTGTTTTCAATCCGAAATTCATTGAAACCATAGACAGTCATTCCGATTTTTATGTAATGACTACCCAAACCAGTCCCGGCAGAATTGAATACACCGAAAAAGGCAATATGCAATTTACTGTTTACGGTCAGCCCGGAACAACCTTTGACTGGCAGATACACTGTAAGCAGAAGGGTTATAGTGATGTGTATTTGGATTCAAAAAGCATTCCCAATGTAAGACCGACAGATAATATTGACGATTCAGCAATGGATTATCTCTCAAACTATGAAAAAGAGGTAGAAAACAATGGAAACTAAGATAATTACAAGCTTTACTGCTCACCAGACCGCCGAGGGTATGCGAGTGTCCTACACTTTTTCTGTTATTGACAGTTACGGAAACCTTCTGAAATCAAATCAGAGGGAAACCTGTATTGTTATGGACAGCAACATACTTTCTGCAATCGATGATATAAATGCTTGGCTTAATGATAAGCTTACAAGCACAAATTAAGGGGGTGTAATTTATGGCTGACAAGCTCATAAATGAATTTGCAACGGTTGAAGAAGCCCTTGATGATGATTTACTGCTTGTTTCCTCAAACGATGAAACATATAACATAAAGGTAAAAACACTTAAAAAAGCGGTGGCAGCTGAATCAAGCCGAGCAGCTGATGCCGCAGAAGCCGCACAGGAAGCGGCAGAAGAAGCCGCTGAAACAGCCGAAAGTGCTGTTGAAATAGCCGAATCAGCCGTTGCAACGGCGAATACTGCGAACGGAAAAGCAGACACAGCACTATCAACAGCAAACACGGCAAATACAAAAGCTACGGCGGCACAGTCTGCCGCTTCATCAGCTGCCGCTTCCGCTTCTTCGGCAAATACAGCGGCACAGGCAGCGTCAGCAGCGCTTCAGGAAGCAAATGAATTACTTGAAGAATTGAGTGCCTTAGGAAATGATGTCGAGGAAATGAAAGAGGCTCTTGCCGGAAAAATAGATGATGCCTATGTTGATGATGGCTATCTTTATTTAATGGCCGGTGACGAAGTTGCCGCAGGACCTCTCGGGCCGTTTTCGGGCGGTGGCGGCGGTGGCGGTACAACATCGGCAGCAATAACCCTTGCCAATGTTCTGAAACCTTCTTCTGTTCGTAACGGAGCTGACGCTATTTTCGGATTTACGGCAACTTCAACAGACGATACCAACATATCTGTTTTGTGGTATGTTGACGGAGTCCTTAAATCAACTGTTGCCGATAAAGCGAGTGGAACATCATTCACTTTCAATGCAAAAGACCATTTAAGACAATCAGATACAAGCACCGTTAAAGCGGTTATATCCTCAGAGAGCGGTGCAACACTTAACAGGCAGTGGAATATTACTTCCTCTGCTTTTTCTCTTGCTTGGGGTTCTGCGATACAGCCCATTACGCTTTATACAGCAAACGAGAATGTGTATATAGTTGTAAATGTATCAGCACAGGCAAGGACAACAAACACCGTTATCCTCTCAATCGGCGAAGAAGATTTTGAAAGAGAGGTCACTGGCAGCAGAGCCGTAACATTTGAGATTGATAAGGCTATGTTTGAAACCGGGATAAATACAATAACAGCAGTTATGGTGTCCGGAACGGATGAAGATGACGAAACTGACCCTATCAGCTTTGTTGCAATATGGGGCTATGGTGCTGATGAGCCTATAGTTGCATTTGCAAAATCATCTCAGAATACAGTACAGTATGATAATACCACTATACAGTTTTTCGTGTTTGACCCGGATAATGAAACTGCAAACTGTGCAATACAGATAGGCTCAGAATCTGCCCGTTCATTGATAGCCGGCAGAACATTACAGTCAATATCTTATGCTCCGCAGGATTACGGAAATAAAACAGTAACATTAACCTGCGGAGACAGCTCCGATACAATGACACTGGTAATAACACAAAGCCAGTATGATATTGGTATGGTAACTGGCGATAATCTCCGCTATCTTCTCAATCCAACAGGTCACGCAAATACTGACAGCGACAGAGCTGACTTTGGAGACCTCTCTTTCAGTGATGGGTTCGACTGGATAAATGGCGGATTTGCCGCAGATGAAAACGGCACAGCAGCCTTTGTCATAAAAAAGGGTAATCATGTAACGCTTCCCCGTGCTTTGTTTGAAGATTCAGACGGAAACGGAAAAACAGTTGATGTTTCGTTCAAAATCGCAAACAGTGATACTTATGATGCGGTTGCAATGTCTGAACTCAATAACGGAGCCTCAAAGGGCATAATTCTCAGAGCAAATGAAGGAGAATTAAGACTTAACAACACAACAGGTCAGCTTTTCCGCTACTGTGAGGAAAGCAGAATTGACTTGTCTGTAAATGTGGAAGAAGTCAACGATCACAGAGTAATGACCGTATGGCTTGACGGCATTCCGTCACTGGTGCAGACCTACACATCCGGCACGCTTGTACAGGACGAAAACAATCTTGTAATAGGTTCAGACCACTGCGATGTATGGATTTATGCAATCCGTGTTTATAACACGGCACTGTCTTACCGTGAAATGCTCCAAAACTATATATCTCTCGGTGCAACAACTGCAGAGAAAATTGAGCGTTATAAGGCAAACGATATATATGATGATAATGGAAACATTACGCCGTCAACACTCCATGAAGCGTGTCCTGACCTAACAATAGTCAAAATCTCCGCTGACCGTATGACTACAGGTAAAAAGGACCCGGTAAATGCTGTTGTAACAATTCAGGACGGTGCAGAACTTCTGGAACTTGAAAACAATACAACATTTCAGGTACAGGGCACTTCATCCGCTGCTTACGGGCGGTCAGCATTTAACCTTGACATCAATTTCAAGAACTCCGGCAAAGAGTACGCTATATCACAGGGTGCTATCCCGGTAAATTATCTGAATATCAAAGTCAATGTTGCTTCGTCTGAGTGTGCCAATAATATCTGTGCCGCAGATATGTATAATCAATATCAGCCTTATATCGTACCCGCAAGAGAAACGGCAGGCGTGCGTGATACCGTCGAGGGTAAACCCTGTGCTGTCTTCTTCACAAACACAAGCACCAACACTATATGGATAGGCTCGCAGCAGTTACAGCCCGGTGATACCGTGTTATATGCAATGGGTGACATTTGCAACAGCAAGAAAAATCTTGTTGTGTTCGGACAGGACGGTACGGGCGAACATTACGCCAAAGGTTGTATTGAAGTGTCGGGCAATGATACTCCGGCACAGCAGTTTAAGGCAACATCTACATATAATTCAGAGGACGGAGAATGGCAGACTGTAAACGGTACAACTGTTTCTACGGACTATGAATGGAGAGCTGAGCCTAAAGCCGCAGACCTTGACGCCGTAGTTGGTGCGTGGGATGATACTGTTGAATGGCTCGTTTCTACTGCCGTTGATTTGGCAACCCCCGAAACCGCTCTTGATGAAGCCGTAACATACGGCGGTGTTGAATACACACACGATACCGCACAATACAGGCTGGCAAAATTCAAAGCGGAGGTAGGAGATTACTTCGCTATTGATTCTCTACTGTACCATTTCTTATGGATGGAGTTTTACGCCGCATTCGATAATGTTTCCAAAAACACATTCTATTCTTTTGAATGGGACGAAACGGCCGGCAAATACCTTTGGAACATTAACAAGAACTATGATGATGATACCATTCTTGGTTGTGATAATGACGGCGTTCCTCTTGCTGATTACGGTGCAGACTTCGGAGATACTGCAGGAAGCCGTTCTCTGTTCAATGCAGACAGCAACACGATTTGGGTGAATATCCAGTCCGCTTTTGCTTCCGAGCTTGCTGCTATGTATATTATGCTTCGAGGCAGAGGAGCGTGGACAGCACAGACTATCATAAATAAATGGAATAATTATCAGTCAATCAGACCTCATGCGGCTATGGCTGAGGATGCATATAACAAATATATCCTCCCATACAAGACAACGGGCGTTACCGTAGGTACAGAGGTCAAGAGCTATGATGACAGCTATCTTGCAAGGCTTCAAGGTTCAAAGAAGTATCAGCGTAATCAGTTTGTCACATATCAGGCAAAGTATATGGACGGTAAGTATGGATATTATTCCACTTCGGAATCAATTACATTCCGTGCTAATGCTCCTGCCGGTACCACTCAGGATTTGATTGTTAAAGCGTATGCAAAAACCTATGTAACAATCATAGTAGATAACGGTACAAGAGTATCAAAGAAAATTGCTACGGGCGGTACCGCCACATTCCAGAACACGGCAGTCCACTCCAATGCAACGATATACGTTACGCCCGAAAGCCTTATTCAAAGTATAACGCCCATTGACAGTATCAATAACAGTACCTTTGCCGCTGCCGGAGCTTCAAAGCTTCAGGAGGTAATGCTTGGTGCCGAAGATAGCGAAAACACGGCGTGGGATGCAAATACAGGATTGAATATACCTACTGCAATATTGACAGATTTATCTATTCGTAACCTTGTGAATTTCTCCCGTCCGCTGGACCTCTCGGCAAATGTTGAGCTTGAAACCGTTGATACCAGAGGAACAAATGCAGGCCTTATCACTCTTCCGGCATACGCTCCGCTGACAGATATACATCTTAATGCTTGTAGCGGAATAGTTGCCTTAGATTTGCTCGATGTTGAATCGTTTAGTATGGCAAACGGCAATAATCTCACAACCGTCAGAGTGGAGAACTGTAATTCAATAGTCAATGCGGCAATGGCAACATTGCTGGAACAGGCTGTAAGCTACGGCGGCAATGCAACACACTATATCCGTTATCTCGGAGCCGATTTGACCTTTACAACAGGTGACGCACTTTATGCCATTGCCTCAAAATGGAAGGGCTACAATGCACTCGGAGAGGCTTCAAATACACCCGTGATAACAGGCGAATGTTATATCGGATCTCTCTCACAAGCAGAATTGACGGCTATTGAAACCGCTTTCCCCGAGCTTGAAGTAACATACGGCTCAATCGTACCTGCATACACCGTCACTTTCAAGAACTATGACGGAACGGTATTGAACACGCAAACCATTAAGCGTAATTCAGCTGCGGTCAATCCTATTACTGCTGAACTTATTTCAACGCCTACAAAAGCCTCAACGGTTGCAAAAACCTACGAGTTTTCCGGATGGGATGTTGCATTCAATCATATTCTGCAAGATACTATTGTTACGGCACAGTTTACGGAATCAGACAGATACTACACAATCCGTTATTATGACGGTACTGTGGTCGTTCAGACAAACTCTGTTATAGCACATGGCAGTTCCAATTATACCGGTGCAGGTCTGTCTGGCTCGGGCATTTGGACGGGTTGGGATGAAACGGCAGATGATGTTGTTTCTGATATGGATATCCACGCAGTATATGTAACTCCTGTTCTTCCGGACACGGCGGTAACAGAATACGATTACCTGTATAGTGATGATCCCGAAGATGATAGTGCGTATTCGCTTGCGGAGTTTTACGGCATTATGACACTTGGCAATCCGAAGACATACTTTACTGTCGGTGATAAAATCAAGATAGTGCCGCATACCAATGTGTTTGCTGATCTCGAAATTGTATTACAGCTTTATGGCTTCAATCATTTCAAGATTTCGGGAAGTAATAACTTTGCCGGTTGTACATTCGGTATGCTCGGTATAATGAATGCGAACCACAGAATGAATGCTTCAAATACAAATGTCGGTGGTTGGAAATCGTGCGAAATGCGTACATGGCTGAACAGCACAATTCTGTCCGCTTTACCTGTTTACTGGCAGTCTATGATTAAGTCTGTAGACGTGATATCTTCAATCGGCAACACATCTGCTCTTACTGACACTACGAGTGACAAATTATTCCTGTTCTCGTATGCTGAGGTAGGATTTAGTGCAAACGAAGTGCCGTATAAAAACGAAGTAGACGCTGATGCCGAACAGAAAACATTTGCACTGTTTACCAGTAACACATCGAGGATTAAGAAGACCTACAATGGTGAAGGCTCAGCATCTTCCTGGTGGCTGCGCTCCCCGTTGGCTTCGTCCTCGTCCAATTTCTGTTTTGTTGACAACTTCGGCGGCAGTGCCAGCAACGCCGCAAGCAACTCCTATGGCGTGGCGTTCGGCTTCTGTATATAATCTCCCGGCTCTGTATATCTCGCCCCCTTTGTGGGGCGAGATAGTGGGAGCGGTACAGAAAAACCCCATAAAATCCGCTGCGAAGCAGCGAAAATTTTGTGAAAATTTTGACCTTTTCACTTGAATGGTGTAGTCCGAAAATGTATAATAAAAAATGAGCTACACGCAAAGAGGGGTAATGAAATGTCAGTAATAAAAAGCAAGCGAACGACTTCTGATATGGAATTTATAGCAACTGCAAGGAAACTTGAGATTTACACCATACAGAAATGTGTCAACTTTCCAAAGCGGTACACATTTTATGTGTCTCAGCCCATTGCAAATTCCGCTACCCGTATTTATGAAGATGTAAAGCGAGCAAACAGCATTTACCCGACAAATCAGCACGAAGTCCAGATAAGGCGTGACTGCTTCATCCGTGCAAATGCGGAACTTCAAAGCTTGATTTCTCAGCTTGAAGTAGCTCAGGAAATATTCGGTATTGATATGGAAACCCTGAGAGTATGGATGGATATTATTGATACCGAAATCCGTCTTGTAAAGGCGGTAATGAAAAGTGATAGAGAACGGTATAAGAATATACTGTAATCTATATAGGTTAAGCTCTGTATTTATTGTTTCGTTGTGGAGGATGCAGCATCTAACTGGTGGCTGCGCTCCCCGTTGGCTTCGTCCTCGTCCAATTTCTGTAATGTTAACAACAACGGCAACAGTAACAACAACAACGCAAGCAACTCAAATGGCGTGGCGTTCGGCTCCTCTCTGAGCAGACAAAGTAGGAAACGAAATCAGACTTAGGTGGAGAGAAGGAGAACTTAACCTTCCGAAAGGTAAATATAGGTCCTGATGTGTCCGGGCGGACGCTGCTTGCATGGTACGGGTTGCAGGCTATCCCGTATTTCATGCCCGTTGATACATGCCTCTATATGTAACCTGCCGACAGAGGTACGGGACAAGGAAGGTATTTACTATGACAAGTGAAGAAAGAAGAGCGGCAAGGTACCAACGCCGGGTTAAAGCTCGGCAAAAGAAAAAAGCTGAATGCTGTTCAAAATATGATGATTTTAACACAGTTTTCAGCTATCAGAATCTTTATGAGGCGTACAAGTGTTGCCGAAAAGGTGTGGCGTGGAAATCAAGCGTGCAAAAATATATTACTCAAGCACCGCTTAATTTACTGCATACCTATAATCAGCTCCAAAACGGGAAATTCAAAAGCCCCGGATTTTATGAGTTTGATATCTATGAAAGAGGAAAACACCGCCACATAAGAAGTACAATCATAGGCGAAAGAGTAGTACAGCGTTGTTTGTGTGACAACGCTCTTGTTCCTATGCTCGGAAGAACCTTTGTATATGACAATGGGGCCTCTCTTAAGTATAAGGGATATGACTTTGCTGTTCGCCGCCTTACTCAACATCTGCACAAGCATTACAGAAAGTATGGGCAGGAAGGCTACATTCTGTTATTTGATTTTTCAAAATTCTTTGACAATGTTTCTCACGCAGTAATTAAAGGCATTCTGCACAATGAGTTTTCAGATGAAAAAATACTGAAACTGACAGAACACTTTGTTGACGCTTTCGGTGATGTTGGTATGGGGTTAGGTAGTCAAATAAGTCAAGTGTTGGCTCTTGCCTCTGCAAATCGCTTAGACCATTACATCAAAGAGGTACTGAGAATAAAAGGCTATAGTAGATATATGGATGATGGGTATCTTATTCATCAGTCAAAAGAGTATCTGCAGAACTGCCTTGAACAGATGAAAGAAATCTGTAAAATTCTCGGCATTACTCTGAATGAAAAGAAAACGCAAATAGTGAAGCTCAGTCACGGCTTTACTTGGCTAAAAATCCGCTTTTATCTCACTGACACCGGCAAGGTGGTACGCAAGATTTATAAGCGGAGTGTTACCCGTATGCGCATTAAGCTGAAAAAGCTACACAAGATGTGGAAGGACGGGCGAATTGCCTTTAACGATATCTATACAACTTGGCAGAGTTGGAAAGCTTACGCCTTGAAATTCAATGCCTATCACACAATACAGAACATGGCAGACCTATATAACAAACTATTTCTATCTGATTTATGGGAGGGCTATGACTATGCTCTATCTGAAAATAATGGAGGGTGACACGGTTATAACCGCAGAAGCCCACGAAAATCCCGTTTTTATTAACCGGCAAACAAAAAACAATATTCTTGTAAGATGCTCTGAGGTTCATGCTCAGGGCATCTTATCATTAGATGGCTCAACAGTATATCAACTTGACGGAAAACCATCTCTTGACCTGGATAACGAATTGACCGCCTATCCTACTTACGGAACTGAATATGAGGAAATCATAAACAGTCATACAGAGGAAGAAGATACTGAGGACGAAAGTCCCGAAGTCCCGGAGGGAACCGATGAAAGTACAATCCTTACCCGAGCTGAACTGACCGCAAAGGTGGTTGAATTGGAAGATGAACTTCGTGCGGCAAAAATTCTTTTGGGGGTGGAATAAATGACACTCACCAAAAAGGCACAAATACTCAGACCACTTATTGAGAAAGCGGCCGCAGCACTCGATACAGAGGACGCACTTGCCGGTCTTGATCTTTTCCCGCAATGGAAACCCGAACAGGCTTATGAGTTTGGACAAAGGGTGAGATACAACAACATTCTTTATAGTGTTGTTCAGGCTCACACTTCACAGGAAAGCTGGACACCTGATGTTGCAACAAGCTTGTTTGCAAAGGTGCTTATCCCGAGTGATAATGTAATTCCCGACTGGGAACAGCCGAGCGCCACAAATGCATATATGAAAGGTGATACCGTAATGTTTAACGGAGAAACCTATACGAGCACAATTGACAACAATGTATGGTCTCCGTCAGATTATCCGGCAGGTTGGCAGAAAGAATAACATAAAAGATAACCGCAGAGCTTAATAGCCTGCGGATTTTTTATGCCCGAAAAGAGGTGATAACAGTGATGCACTTTTGGATGACGGGCGGCAGCCTAATGTTGGCGGTCATCATAGCATTTATTACAAGTCTTTTTACTAAGTAACAAAAGGAAGGAAACATAATAATGAACGGTATCACAATCACAGCAGATACCATTATTAAATTCGCTGAGGTGCTTGGTGCTCTCGGCGTTATTTTTGGCATTATTTTCGCTATATACAAATGGTATCTGAAACAGAACAAGCAGGACGAGGACATCAAAATTACCAAAGATGAAATCAAGGCATTAAAAGAAGAGCAGTGCCTATTAACTTACGGTGTTCTTGCTTGCTTGAAAGGTCTTGCTGAACAAGGCTGTGATGGTCCTGTGAAAGAAGCAATCGGCAAAATTGAAAAACACATTAACCAACAGGCACATAAATAATGAAAGGAAGTAATACATTATGAAAATTAACTGGAAAGTCAGAGCGAAGAACCCCGTCTTTTGGATTACGCTTATCCCGGCCGTAATCTCGGCAGTTTATGGCGTACTTGCCGTAATCGGTATTGTTCCCCGCATTGCTGAGGACACCCTTATTTCCGCATTCACGGGAATTGTCGGCTTGCTTTCGACTCTCGGCATTATTGCAGACCCTACTACAAAGGGAATAAAAGACAGTACCAGGGCTATGGGTTACAATGAACCTTATGAAGAAGAAAAAGGCGGCTCGGTTACCTTTTCGCAGTTTATCAAAAACCACCTTGGAAAAGGGGTAGATGTTGACGGTGCGGCAGGTATTCAGTGTGTGGATTTAATCAAAGCTTACCTTAAAGAAATCTTCGGCATAAAGGCCGGAGCGTGGGGAAATGCTCGACATTACTTTGAATGCTTCAACGATAAGAGCTGGGGCGGTTACACTCGAATGCACGAAAAGTTTGATAGAATAAAGAATACTCCTGAACTTGTTCCCCTCCGTGGCGACATTTGCGTATGGGGTGAGGGCGTAAGCGATTCGCATGATTGCGGACACATAGCTCTTGCAACCGGAGAAGGTGATACCCGCAGTTTCTATACTTATGACCAGAACTGGGGTGGCAAGGCCTGTAAAAAAGTCAAACACAGATATACATCAGAAGACTTCTTGGGCGTTCTGAGGCCTAAGAGAACAACAACGGCTAATCTGAATGTAAGAAAAGGACCGGGTACCAATTACGCAAAGGTAGATCTTTTGAAAAATGGTACAACCGTTTCAATCCTTGAACAAAGAGGTAACTGGTTCAAAATCGGTGAAAACCGTTGGGTAAGTGCCTCATACATAGAAGAATTATAATATTAAAAATCAAAGCCCTGTATTCGCTTAATTTGAGCGTTTACAGGGCTTTTTCTTTTTATGCGGGTGTAAACCTATTTAATTGCTTTCTCTTCGTTGCAACAAGCATACTGGCGAATTAAGCACCAATCTGTTACCAAATCATCATATCCTTTGAAATCAAGCAAAGCTTCTTCCATTCCGCACGGCTCACATACATATACATCGGCTCGTCTGCTCATACAATTGTAGTGGAGTTTTTCACGCATTGTTTTTTTGCCGCACCTCGGACAAATTTCAAAGTTCCCGTCTTTTTGCTCTTCTGCAATTTTCTTTATAGTTGTTGCTATTTCCTCTATTGATATAATATAGGACAACAGAATGTTTTGGTCAAATCCGAAATCAGAATATCCTTGCTGAATGGTTCTGACATAACGCACAGATGGCTTTCCAATCTGATGACCGTTTGTCATTATATATACCATTGCGGGAATGACTTTTCCATTAAGTGATACATTGAATATTTGTTTCCCGTAAAAGCGAGGAAATCCTTCATACACATCAAGGTTTTCTTCGTCGCTCTGGCTTATGCTCCAAATTGCCACAGGGACAGAACAACCTTCTTTAGGTTCAATCGTTGCTACAGCACTATAAGGATGCCCTCTGAACACCAATGTGTAATTTTCAATCTCGGAAGTACCTTCCGGAATTGCATCGGGACATCTGAATTTCATTTGTTCTTTGTTGAGGTTGCTACCATAAGCGATATAATATTTTTTACTCATATAAATTTTCCGTTCTCCCCGTATTGCCGTTAGGTCAGCGTTTTTGTGATTTAGTACAATTTTCTGCCGCTATTACTTACGCCGCAGCTGCTTCATCCGCAAAAGCACTTGTTAAATGAAGTCTCGCTGTCTTAAACTCTGCGCCGGTCATTCCGAGCCTTCTTGTAAGCACATTCATCATAAGCGTAGCTTTTTGCTGTTTTGAATATGAAGAACAGGATTTGTAATACATCTTATCTGGAGCGTTTATAGCCCAGGCACTCATAGCCAAACAAAACTGAATATATGCCTTTATTTTTCCGGCGTGGGTTGTGCCGTTGAATAAGCGGAATTCGACTGTTCCTTTTGTGAAAAATGCGTGAAGATTGATACCGTGGTAACGGGTTGCGTTGTAATGCTCGTGACTGATTCCGCCATCATAATTATCATTAGCCTTACTATACCAAATCTGTTCCATAGAGTGATTGGTTTTACAATCATCATTTTTCATTGCTTTCAACAGCGAACGGGATATCTTATGACACCATCTGTTTTCTCTATCACCAATATTCAGCGCCTCATAGAACAGATCTTGTCTTCCAATAGCGAAGTTGAGCAGTCTGGTTAAACTCTGAGGCGTATGGTTTGCTCCGTCAACATGAACATGGATTCCACAAGAAGAATTTGCAACAGCTCCGTTTGCAACAAGAGCACGGATTATTTTCTGTAAATCTTCTATATCTTCGTACTGTAAAATTGGAGTAACCACTTCACAACTATAATCTCTATCAGCAGATATTTGGTGACCGTTAACTTTTTGCGTGGGGCGTATGCTTCCATCGCTCATTGCTTTCCATATTCTTCCTTTGTTATCATAAGCGGTAAAAACATCGTAGTATGTGCCGGCATTTGATGAACTTGTTCCATAATACTCGGCTATGACATTTGCTGCTTTTCTGCGGGTTATTCCTGTAAGCTCAATTTCTACACCAAAGTTTTGATTCTGAATAGTTATCATTGTATCTTGTCTCCTTGACTTATTTGCCTTACCGTGTTATAATCAAGGCGGTCGGGGTAAGGCTCCCGACTCGCCTTTGTGCGTTGAGTGAGTGTGTACTGTGGAAGGTTGTCACTCACTCTTTTTATTTTTCTTCATTAATTATGCGTTTTACGCTTTCACGAAGTTCTTCGAGCGTTTCGCACTTTTCAATGAGTTCCAAGATTGCCTTGAGCAACGCCTGCGTTACATTCAAATCGTTCATTTCCTCACTTCCTTTCGTAAGAGGTTTTGTCCTCTGCCTTACAGTTATAATATACACAAAAAAGTTGATAATGTCAAGTGTTTTTTGATAGGAAATCAAGAAATTTTTTATTTTTTTTAAGTTTTGTTGACAAAATACATTTTTTAGTGTAATATTGCAAGCAAATAAATATGAAAGGTGGAGCGAATATGTCAATGGCTGAAAAAATACGCATACTGCGTGTAAAAAAAGGGAACCTGTCTGAAAGGGAACTGGCAGCAAGGATGGGAGATACCCCGCAAAATCTTAACAATAAGATGAAGCGTGATGATTTCAAAATAAGCGAATTAACAAAAATAGCTGACGCTCTCGGCGTTGAGCTTGTAGTAAAGTTTGTTGATAAAGAAACCGGAGAAGAAATATAAACGAACCGAAGCCAAAAGACTCCGGTCCGTTAAGTAAGGAACTGACTAATCATTTTTATGTAGTGTATGCCCGGCTCGTGTCTTAGTTGTAGGATATGGTGATGGTACACGCACAATTATTTCTGACAGCTCACAGTCTAACGCTTCGCAGATTAGGTCAAGATGCTCAAGATTTACTCTCTCGGCAATTTCATGATACAATTCATTTATCGTTGAAGGCCGTATTCCTGTTGCACGGGCAAGGTCAGCTTGTGTCCACCTAAGCTCGCCAAGCTTGGTGGATAATCGAATTCTTATCATAGCCGTACTGCTCCTTTCGTTAAATTCTAACAAATCAAAAAGAGCTCTGCTTGAATTTGTTAGATTATAACGAATTATGTTATAAAAATTCGATGTCATAAATAGAAAAAGCAAAAGAGCATTCAGCGTAAAAACTGAATGCTCTTTTGTTAAATACAAACCTTCGCTACGAAATATCCGGCAAAGAAAAATATCTGCCATTTATTCGAGTTCAAATTTGCGTGTTTTGGCGGAGAGT